GGCCTGGGCGTAGTTGCGGGCCTCCTGGGAGCCCCAGAGGCCGATCTGGGCCGCTGTCCGCTGGCTCTCGATCTGCTGCTCGTGGGCCTGCGCCATGATGTCGCGGTACAGCGCCAGCTCATCCTCCTCGCGCTGCCGCTCCATCCCGGAGATCCCGGCGTAGGTGTTCAGGGCCGTCCCGAGGAAGGCCGGGCCGAAGGACTCGCTGCGCGCATCGAACGGCTGGGCGAGCGCGGCGCCTTCGAGCGCCGAGCCGAGCCGCTCCAGGAAGCCCGGCCCCTGCTCCTGTTCCGCCTGCCGCTCCTGCACCAACGGAAGGTCCGTGACGCCGCCTGAAGGGAGCGCGCCCCGGAGCGAGTAGTTCTCGATCCGCTGGGCGAGCTGGGGTTCCGGCATGTCCCAGGCGCCTCCCTGGTCGTCCTCGCCCCAGCGGTACTTCATGTCCCGGCGGCGACCGATGAACGGGTATCCGATCGGTGAAGGCATGGGCGGCTCCTACAATCCCGGAATAAACTTGGCGCCGACGCCGACGGCTGTCCCCAGGAGCTGACCGAAGAAGTTGGGATCCTTGGTCTGCCCGGCGATCGAGGCCAGGATCTGATTCCGGAGCTGTGCTTCCTGGCCCGCGAATTGGCCGTAGGCCGCCGTCGCGCCATAGGCGTTCTGGCTGGCCGCTGCCAGGGCGGCCGGTCCGGCTTGCGCCGCCTGCTCGCTGATCGCCCTGGCCACGTAATCGTCAAACTGATTGGTCTGCCGAAACTCCTCGGAGCTGACGTTCCCGCCGAAGCGGCTGGCCACATTCGCGCTCAACCGCATCCGGTCCTGCCCGGCCTGGCGGAGCATGGGCGCCGCCGACGCCGAGATCGCGTTCTGGAAGTACGGCAGGAACCCCTGGGCCGCCTGCGTCGGGTTCTGATAGTAGCCCAGGATCTGCTGCTGGAGCTGCTTCGGCGCGAAGCCCGCCCCCTGGAGCTGCCCACCCATGTAGTTGGCGAAGTCCGTGAGCCCCTGGTTCTTCTTCCCCTTCCGGAAGTACGGAACCGAATTGCTCGTATTCGGCTGTGTAGGCGCTCGTTGGAGTTGGAGTTTCGGCATGGCCCTAGTCCTTGTCGATGAACCGATCCCAGATCGGCACGTGCTCGGGACCGAGCTGCTTGTTCTTGTCCATGTCCCGGAGCCGCTCCTTGATGACGTCGCGCGCCACGTTGCCGATCTCGACCTTCTTGTTCTTCGCCTTCTGCTTGTCCCACCTGACCGAGCCGTCCGGGAGCTGGACGATGCCCCACTCCTTCAGCTCCTTCTCGACGAAGGTCAGATGCGTGCGGAGGTCGGCCACCACGCGCATGTGAATCAGACTGCCTTTTTCCGGGAGTAGCGACAGGAGGGCCAGTCGGTCGGCCACGGACAGCGTTTCGGCGTTCTTCGCTGCCGGAGTGCGCTTCGTTCCCATAATCTAGTGCCTCCCCTGAGTTTGAGCCAATTACGGCGTGATCGGCTCGTGGTTGTCGATCCACGCGATGACGTCGCTCACGAATTGGTCGAGCGTGGCGAGCCCGGGCGCCGACAAGTCGTCCCTGGCCGCCGCATACGCGCGGTCCTCGGTGCCGGTCAGCCCGGCGGTATCCCACGATACCCGGGCCGACGCCTGGACGATCGTCGCCAGCTCGCTCTCATCGAGGACGATCGTGATGACGCCGATCCGACGGGTTGCGGCCATGTATCCCCCCTAGAGGCTATGGAGCCCCACGTAATCCACGTACTGTGTGTGCGAGATGTTCCCGGTCCCGTTGTGCCAAATCCGCACGATCGCCGCCCCTGAGCTGACGTAGTTGGTCCAGTCGTTCACCGGGATGTCGAAGCAGATGTAATCGTCCGTTTCCATGAAGCTGTGAACGTCGTTGAACGCCGGGGTGCCGCTGTAATTCCACAGCGCAACCCGGAGGTCCTCGCCCGCACCAGCCGTCCCGTCGTTGCGGATGCGAAGCCGAATATGGGTCGGCGTGAACGGGAGCGACGTGAAGTTGAACCGGAGATCGAGGCCCGGCGAGGACGCGACTTCCGGCACAGAGTACACGTTGCCGTCGAGCATCGTCTGGGTGTCGCTGACGGTCCCGCTTGCCGTTCCACCAACAGTCTTGGTCACACTTGCAGCCGTAGCTGCTCGCACCGGGTAAAACTCCAGCCACTGATCTTCACCGGGGGACCAAATATGCAGCCAGTCCTCGGCGCGATTGATGACGAACGGCGTGGTCCCGTTCAGCTCACCCACGGTCCCGGTCGGGGAACCGTTCATGGTCGAACACCTGAAGAACCCGTAGGTCGCCGTCGTCGCTAGCTCGGAGATGTTCTCGTCACGCACCTGGAAGTCGCCACTGGAGCGCAGCGTCAGGAACGCATTGCCGTTCGCGTAGAGCTTCAGCCGGTCTACGCTGTTGTCATAGAAGATGCCGCCCCGCTGGTAGCCATTAGTGTCACCCAGCCACAGCGCCGTGTACGCCGACGCCCCACTAATGAGCGTCGTGTAGCAGTTGTCGCCCGCAGCAGAGGCGTTCACCACAACGAACGGGAAGGTGTTGAGAAGCGTCGGGATCGTCCCGTCGTCCCCGCGCACCACGAGCCCCGCGCTCATGTTCGTGGGCAAGCTCTCCGTTGCGCTTGTCGCATTGATGATCGCGTAGTCGCCGGTTTGCGCGATCACGTCCCCGAAATGCACCCGCCCAGCGTTGGTGTAAATGGCGTAGTTGAGCGTCCCGCCCACGTTCACGTTCTCAAGGTAGAGCCCGTAAGCGTTGGTAACGCTCGACCCCGGTACGTCGTAGGGCGCGATGCCGTAGAACAAATAGAGATCGTCTATGAGCCCGGCGCCCGTGTCGGCGCCACCCCATGCCTCGATCACGCGCAGCGCCCCCACGGTGCCCGCGCCCGTGTGGTTTGCCCCAACGTCGAGCCCATAGGCATCGTTCACGTCCCCGGTCGTGTGGGTGAGCGTGAGGTAGAGGCCCGCCGTTACTGGCCCGCCGGTCGAGGCGGTATCGTGATACTGGTCGAAGTAGATCCCGCCGGGATACCCGCTCGCATCACTGGTCGTGATCTTGCCATAGATGTCCCCACCCACGCGCAGGAGCGCATCGCCCGTGGGATCGGTGCCGACGATGACCGGGCCTATCGGTGCGGCGATCGTCCCGTCCTCGCTCGCGGAGAACACGAGCGTCCCGAAGCCCGAGCCGTGGAACACGGCGAACCGCGCCGTGGTCGTATCCTCATCGACGTCGATATAGACGCGCACTTCATCGGTGGAGACCATGCCGATGCTGTGGTCACTCCCGCCAGCAGATTGATCCAGATTGATCTTGTTGCCCGTCGTCGTTGCCGAGACCAGGGAACCGCTTCCGCCCGTGCCGAGGTAGAAGCTCCGCATGATGTAGAGGTCCCCGTTTTCCTTCATCTCCAGGAGGTCGTCGGTGAGGTTCCGGCGCACCTTGAAGAAGGCCGTCGTGCCGTCGTTGTCCCCGTCGATGTCGAGCGTGATGCTGTCGCCCGACACCCAGCTCGCCGTCGCCCCGGCATCGAGCGTGATCGCGTGGTACTGGTCGTACTGGATGATCCCGATGGTCGGCAGGTAGAGCGTGCCGTCGATCGTCACGTCGAACGCCACGGTCACGTCGAGATCGAACACGGCATCGTCCAGGAACCGCGCGGGCTCCTCCACGATGAGGCTCCCCGGCACATAGGTGTGCAGCGGCGCCTGTGTCGTTTCCAACGATGTACCGTTGTTGTAGACCGTCCCGAGCGGGAAGTCGGTCTGGTAGTTCCAACTCTCGGTGTCGCGGGCGACCACTTGCGGGCTCCCGGCATTGTACTCGACGCCGACGTACTTCGTGTTGCCGCTTGTCGGTCCCGTGAGGCCGCTGGCAGCCGACCAGTCGAAGAAGTAGAGGTCCGCGACGTCGCTGGCCGTCGCCCGGATCGAGCCGGATCCGGCGGTCACGTCGATCCCGTCCGCCATCCCGAAGCCCGTCCACTCACCGTCATAGACGTACAGGTTGTCAAGCAACCAGTAGTCGGTATCGTAGTCGCCACCGCACCAGACTTTCCGATACCCGCTGCCAAAGTAGTATTCGTAGGGATTCGTGCCCGTCCAGCTAAATGTGCCGAAATCGACGTGATTGGAGCCGTCCGTATCCTCGATGGAGAGATCGAGGTACATCGTGCCGCTGACGACGCGCAGCCATCCGATGACTCGCTTGGTCGCGCCGTCCGTCCACGAAATGTCTTCCAGTCCAGTCGTGCTTTCGACGGGCGCACGGTAAGTCTGACTTCCGAGAGGTGACCCAATGATGAGATCGACAAGGTTCGTACTGGCACGCTTACATCGGATGTCCACGCCACCAGCGGCGTTGTAGATGTAATTGCCGCCCGTGTTGGATTGCGGCTTGACGGTGATGTACCCAATGGCGCCGGAACTCGGCGAGGTCGCCTCGAAGGCAATCGTGACACCCGTCGCATCCGACGTGGGCGTCATATCGTTGTCCGCGTATGACCCGTGATTCAGGCCACTCTCGTAGCGCAGCTTGTTGCTTCGGATGTACTGCACAGGCCCAATGCCATTGTTCCACGAGCCCAACCCGCTGTCAGCCGTGTGGCTTCTGAGGTCTGTGCCCTCCGTGTCCGTGAACGTGTCGTACCCGAGCGTCGTGGGCACGCTTGCTGCTGAGATTACACCACCCGCATTCCAGCCAGCCGAGTGATAGAGGTTCCGGCCCTCCTGGATGCTCTTGTAGGTCGGATCCCCGATCGTCAGGTAGTTGGGGAGGTCCGCAAGGATCGGATGCTGATTGATCCAGCCGGTCCCCGGGCGATACATCCAGATTTCCAGGTTGCTGACCCCATCGTCTACGAGGACGACGTTGGGCTGGCCGTACAGCGGCGCGCTCACGGGCTCGCTGTCGCGAATCCGCATCTTGATGCCAGCCATCGGGAGGCCACCGTACTGGATGCGCTCCATGACCGCCGACAGCTCCTCGCGGAGCGCCGGGAAGGTCTCAGCGGTTAGGCGAACGCCGCTGAACGGAACGCCTTCAGCAACCTGCGGCACTACTCCACTCCTACCACGCTGGATGCCCCGACGGTGATCGGCTTGTCGGCCAGCGACAGCCCGAGCAGCTCGACGCGCCCGAACCACGTGACCAGCTCGATCTCCACCTGGACCCAGGTGCAGCGCCGGGCGATCTCCAGCTCGTACTCGACGATCTCCCGGACGGGTTGAACCGGCGCGATCGCCGCGAAGCTCTTGGCGGTCAATCGCTCGTTGAAGTCGATGATCGGGGTGATCGTGACCGTAAACCCGGCGATGTGCTCAAACTTCGCGTAGATGCGCCGGAGCATCGTGATCCCACTATCCCCGGCCGGGGCGAACGGCTGGGTTCTGAGCAGCAGCGGCGATCCCTCCCCGCCCCCGCTGATAGGCGCCTTCGCGTACGAGCTATCGGTTTGCTTCCCGTACGTGGCGTCCGCCAAGTACCACAGCTCCGCCCCGGCCGTCGGCGTCGTCAGGTCCCCGATCTGGCAGGCGACGATGTGCTCACTCACTGTGCAATCTCCGGCGTGATCGGGAACGGCGTACACTGAGTCTCGGTCGATTCGGCGTCCGTGACCGGGTTGTACTCCGTGAGCCAGTAGTATTGCGCGCTGCCCGTGATCCGGAGCACCGGGTCATCCACCCGGCCGACCGCAGGGTTCCCCGTGACCTGCACGTAGGCGTTCGCGAAGGTGCTGGTGTCGTGGGTGTAGAGCCGCATCACGATGTCGGACCCGGCGTTGCGAGGCGTCCACGTGGCGCGGATCTTCCCGTACCAGGCGTTCTTGTAGTACACCGAGCCGATCTGGACCACGGCGGCCCCGGTGGGCTGGACCGGCACGTCCACGTCGGTCGTCGTGAACAGATCGAGCGACTCGACGTAGCTGTCCACCTGGCCGTTGCGGACCTGGCGCACACGCACGTCGTAGCTCGTGAGGGGCTCCAGGCCCGTCAGGGTGTACTCGTAGGTGGCCGCGCCCGTTTTCATCGGCGTGGAGGGCACCCAGGTACTCGTGCCGTTCTCCTTGTACTGCAACTCGAAGTAGGTGTCCGGGCTCGTGTCGCCCGGCGTCCAGGTGATCTTCGCCGTGATGCCGGTGATGTTCGACGCCGCGATGTTCGAGAGCGTCCCCACCGGGCCGGGCAGGTCGATCCCCGGCCCACGCGCCTGCCCGATCGCCCAGATTTGGGCCGGGATCGAGCTGGGGATGAAGGTGTTCCGGCCGTAGTCCCAGGCCAGCAGCTCCGTGTGGTACGGATCCTCGATGACGTTCCCGCTGTCGTCGAGCTTCCGGCGCACCGACCACAGCACGCGCCGGTTCTTCGAGTCGTGCGCGCCCGAGGCCGTCGAGAGATCCAGGTACTGGAGGAACCGGCGGGTGATCTTGTCCCGCGTCAGCTCCTCGACCTTCTGCCCCTGGACGCTGATGGCCGGACCGACGTCCGCCATCCACACGGCCGCGTGGCCGAGCGAGACCATCGAGCGCGTCGAGATCGGCCCGTGCGTGTCGCCGATCGGCTGGTAGTAGAATTGCGAGCTGTAGTCGCCATCGAGCCGGAAGATTTCGCTGGCCTTCCCGATGATCGTGTACGGCCCGGACATCCCGCAGGCAATGATCGGGACCTCCCCCGAGCCCACGATGATGAACCCGGCCGAGGTCTCATCGAGGTCCGCCACCCACGTCAGGGGCTCCCCGTACTTGCAGTACCGGAGGAAGTGCGGCTGGTCCGGATCGTCCTCATGGTAGTAGCCCCAGCCGAACACCGTGGCGCCTCGATGCTTCGAGATGCCCCGGAACCGGAGTGCCGCCGCCGCTCCGGCCCCGGTGTTCAGGTCGTAGGTCGGCGTCGTGATCGAGCCGCCGCTGTCCGGATCGTAGTAGCTGAACCCGACGCGCGACGTCACGGGATCCTGGGCGTACTCGCACCAGTAGAACCGGCCGAACATCTCGAACCCGGTGAGCTGCGGCGGAAGCGAGGCCGTGTAGTCGTACGCCTTCTTCGTCCGCGCGATCGACAGGTCCTCGTACAGATGGTGCAGGAAGAAGTCGGTGTTGGTCTTGTCGTAGGAGAACGCGACGGCGGCGCCGGGGGAGGCAAGGTTCCCCTGAGTCTCGAATGGGAACACGCCGCACGCCGCGTGATTCTCCGCTGCCGACAGGTTCTCGGCCACGTCGGCCAGGAGCCAATCGGTCTGCTGCGCCACCAGGCCACGCCCCGAGAGCACCCCGTTGCGAACCCTGGAGGACTCCCCGGCCTCGTACCCCTCGGGGGCAGCGTCACTCTGCTCGCCCATGAAGAACAGCGGGACGGGCACTCGACGCCAGCGCCGTGGCATTAGTGTACGCTCCTCACGTAGGCGAGGAACAGCCCCCGTGCCGTATCGGCCTCCTGGGCCAGCTTCTGCAACTCATCGGCCGGGACGTCCCCCGACTTGAGCGCGAAGTAGTGAGCGCACATCGCCACGAGGGCTTCGTCGCCAATGTGGGCAGGCCACTTCGACGTCGCCTCGGTCCCTGGCGTGGTCGCCCCGATGTAGTGCGTCCGATCGCTGAGCGCGTTCGTGACCGGCGTGTACCGGGCGTAGAACGTGTCCCCGTCCGTCGGATCACCCGTGCGGCCCCCGGATGTGACCACGAGGCCCTGGAGGTAGACGGCGGGCGGTAGCTCGCCGCGCCCCCGCGCGAGAGCCGACTTGGTAGTCAGCGCGATCCGACTCCCGTCGTAGGAAGCCACGAAGGACGGCGGCCAGGCGTAAGGTTGCCCCAGCGTGTCCTCCAGGCCGACCAGCGTGAGCAGCTCCGTGACCTCGAAGTAGTCGTTCCGCTCGACGTTGGGCTGAGCTACGGGCTGGGCGGCCTCGGCGTACAGGCGTGGCACGTAGCGATTCAGGATCCGGTAAAACTCCTGGTCGTTCTGCGCCAGGTCGCTCCGGCCCAGATCGAACACCAACAGGCGCTCGATCGTCGCGTCGATGATGTTCTCGACCGTGGTCATTTCGCGACCCAGCCGGTGTTACCCGAGCCGGACTCCTTCACGTACAGCGTCGTGTCCGTGCCGCCGTCGGTCCGGAGGAACAGGTCCCCGATCTCGCCCGTCACGGAACCCTCGGGCGTGCCGGTGCCCCAGAAGATGCGGGGCGCGTCCCCCTCGGACGTGCTGTACGGGAGCTGGAGCCTGGCCGGGCTCGTGTTCGCCGGGCGGCCCGGGAACCCCGTGTCCGCCGTCGGATCGTACGCCATTATCGTGCCCTCCGGACCTGCACCACCTTGGCAGGTCGATAAGTCTTGCGGGCCTGGACCTGCGCCCGCTGCCGCGCGTCGTTCGCGAGCCCCGTGAGGTACTCCGCGTAGTTGGGACCGACCTGGGGCTCGGGTAGGCCCAGCTCACGCAGGGCCATCCAGGCCGCCAAGGCGCGCTCCGCCCACGCATCGAACGCCTCCGGCAAGGTGAGCGTCTGAGCCGACCAGCTCCCCGTGAGCGTGAACCGCTCCGGCTTCGGCACGTAGACCACGGTCACGTCCGTTACGCTGTCCCACATGGACGGCCCCGGATCGTTCGGTGTCGTCGTGATCGGCACCAGGCGGCCCCCGTTGATGATCGCGAACAGCGTCAGGTGCGGCGTCGTGCTCCAGGAGCGGTTCGGGAAGTCGTTCTGGGTGACGTACTGCACCGGCATGATGTCGCCGCGCGTCATCTGGGCATAGATGTGGACCAGCTTGAGGATCGGGCTCGGGAGCACGAACCCCGCGCTGTACGGATCCACCGCGATCGCCGTCGGGCCGGTGTACCCGAAGCCGTTCTCCACGATGACGTCGTACCCGTCCCCCGACGTGCTGACGCTGTACGGCGAGCCGTTCTCATCGACGCCCACGAGCACGTTCGAGATGGTGTCGGCCACCGTCCGCCCCTCGGACACGAGATCGGTGAGCGGCGCGACCAGCTCGATCAGCATTTCGTCCTGAAGCGTCGAGAGCTGCTCCAGGAGCGCCAGATTCTCGTGCCGCTCCTCGGTGAACCCGGGATGCTGCACGCGCGCTCGCCGGATGACCTCGGCCACTGTCGTCATTGCTTCACCCGATAACGGTTGCGGCCGATCTTCTTCAGACTGGCCCGCTTCGAGGGGCGCCCCGTCTGGAGCGATTGGCCGGTCTTGGACTGCGCGATCCGCGCAGCTTTGCCCTTCGAGTAGCCCTTGGCTAGCAGCTTCTCGTAAATCTTATGAACCTTTGTCCCTTTCGGCATCTGGACGTCCAATCCCGTACGCCGCGAGCCGTTTCTTGATGGGAACACGCCCGCCGTCCTGGCGATCGTACTCCTCCTCGGCAAGCTCATTCAATCGCGCGGTAGCGGCGGCTTCGCCACGCTGCGCGAGCGGCCCGAGTCGCCGAATCTCCTCCACCAGCTCGCCGTACGTCGCGGGCAACGTGTCTGGGATCGGCGGGGGTGGAAGCTCCGCCTGCTCCAGCTCATCGTGCCCGAACGCCTTACCGAGCTTCGGTGTCACCACCGGCAGGTCGTCGTCGTCGGGCGCGAGCGCCTTGAACTCCCGCTCCATCTCCGCTTCCTGGAGCCGTTGCACGGCTTCCCGGACATCCTGCGGAACGATCGGATCGTCCACGGGCTTCTCAGGCGCCTGCGGTACTTCGTCGTTGTCCTGGAGCGCCGGGCCGTACTTCATCTTCCTCGCATCCTTCCCGCGATAGACCTGGAGGTCCACGTTACGCGGATTGGCGAGCTTCCCGGTGTCCGGATCCCTCCACCGATTCCCTGTCGGTTCCGTTGGCATTGTCGCTCTCCTGTTGGGGCTTGAGCCCGAGCGTCTGGATGTGACGGCGATCCTTGAAGATCAGCGCCCAATCCTCGATCGCCCCCTGACGGTAGCTGTCGATGATCGAGGCGCGAAACTCCGGATTCGCGTCAAACTCCTCATTCGCGTCCTTGTTGGCCAGGATGTCCAGCTTGGCCAATTCCTCCCGGAACGCCAGCTCGCTCTCACGGATCTCAAGGAAGAACCGATCGGAGCCGAAGGCCGGTAGCACCCTCGGAGGCTTCGTGACGTCCAGGTTCGGGATGACCATGGTCGAGTCCGGCCACTGCCCGACGGTCCAGAGGCCCTGGATCATCTGACGGGTGTACTCGAAGTCTCCCGGGTTCTCCTCCTGCTTCTCCTTCGACCAGCGGCTGATCCGCTTCAGGCGAGCTTCGCCAGCGAGCCGTCGTGCAGCATCGCTCGCGTTGTGTGGGCGGATCTCGTACAACTCCCAGAGGGGTGGACGTGCCCCCTTGACTGTCCCGTCCACGATGATGCCCCGGCGGCCTGGGAACCAGGCAATCCGGTAGTTGGGGCTCATGGCATGGAGCCGTTCGAGGACGGACTGCTCCGGGGGCTCGCGCCCCCGGAGGTCCAGGATCATCGCTCGAAGGTGCTGCGGGAGATCGGTGATCTCCACGTAAGCCTCCCGAGGTTAGGCCACAGTCTCGTCGATCCCATCCGCGAACACATTGCGCTGCGGATCGGAGCAACCGAACTCCATCTCGGTCCGCCCGTAGGCATACCAGGCGTCCTTGATGCCCTGGCCGACGGCGACCTGCTTCCAGATCGCGCCCGTCAGGTCGTCCCACTCGAAGCCGGACAGGTGATACCGCCACAGCGTGGAGGTATCGAGCCCGTAGACCCGGCCGGGGATCATCTTGGGGAAGGCCCGCAGGTTCACGGACTTGTCGCCGTAGTACACCTGAATGCCCTTGGTCCCCATCTTCTGATTGGCCGGACCCGTCATGGCGCCGTAGCCAAGCTGCTTCTGCACCTCCACGAACGCATTGCGGAACGCCGCGTTCGACATGATGAAGGTGCTGACCATCCCGCCACCCAGCTCCTCGGCATCGTCCATCATCCGGAGGAACAGGATCTCGGCGGCCGCGCCCGAGTACGGAGCGGCGTCCGCATCGACGTACTGCGCCTTCCACTCGTCGTAGTCGGTCCGGGAGATGTTCTGGAGCGTGTCCAGGATCGTCCCGTCGTCCACGAGGCCCGCGAGGCCCATCATCTCGACCTCGACGCCGTTCACCGGGGCGTTGTTCCCCAGGTCGTCGCCTCGGAACAGGTAGTCGTTCTGCGCCCACCCGATGGCGGACACGTCCCGATCGAAGGTGACGATACCGCCGCCAGCGTTTCCGGCCTTGTTCAGCGACAGCACCATGGCACTCTGGCCGTTCGACCGGAGCGACGACCCGTCGGCGTTGGGACCGGCGACGATCGTCATACCACGACGGATCCCCGGCGCCCAGCCCTTCACGTTGCCCGCGAGACCGTACGGCGCGTCGATGCCGACAGTAGCGTCGGGCGCAGCGTCGTCGATCCGGCAGATGATACCCGCGCCGAAACCGATCGCCTGACGGTCGAGGTCGGCCTGAAGGCCGCGCTCGGTCTTGGTCAGCTCGATCTCGGCCCAATCCGCGAAAGCCGCCTTGGACTTCACGGCGTTCGCCATCACGTTCCGCGTCATCTGGGCAACTGCCAGGTTCTTCTTCAGATAGACACGGCCGTTCACGAAGGTCGGGTTCCCGGGGATCGGCAGGAAGCCGTCCTCATTCCGGGCACCGATGCCTTCGTTGTACCCGAACATGTGCGCCAGCTCAACGTAGCGGCCCTGCGGGCCTTCCTTCACGTTGCTGTTCTGCTGGAACAGGTCGAGTACCTTCGAGTGCAACACGACGCCATCGAACAGCGGGTCCTGAAAGACCTGCTTGAGCATGGCATCGGCCGCAGCAGTGTTCCATGTGGTCATGGTTGACTTCTCCTGCTAATCACCACGCAGGCGGCGAGCCGCCTCGCGCGTATCCTTCGAGCCCTTGATCTTGCCAAATCGCTGATCGCGGGCTCGTGGGGAGCTGTCGCGTCCGGACACCTTCCGGTGCTTCGCACGCTTCTGCTCCTTCTCCTTGAACAGCAGGGCGAGGTCGCCAGGAGCGCCCTTACCCTTCCGCCCATTGGTAGCACCCAGGTATCGCTTCGCGACCGGCTGGATGATGGACAGGATCTCCTGCTCGGAGGGCCAGCCCTGTCCAGCACGCTGTCGTTGCGCCACGGCACGGGAGACCCGCTGGCTCGCGGCAGTCGCGAAGTCCGACATTTCCTCCTGGTCCAGCCGAAGCTGCTGACCGATGGTACGGATCTGTGCGCCAACATCCGACGCGAATTGCTTCTGCCGGGTGTTGACCTGGTATCCCTTGACCCCCTTGTCGATGGCTTCCTGGGCCTTCATGCGGGCCAGCTCGGCCTTGTCCTCCAGGGTTTCGTCATCGACCGCTCCCGTGAGCACCTTGTTGTTCGCCAGGGCCTCACGGGCGCGCTTCGGGTACATGGAGATCCACCGCTTCACGAAGGCTTCCCCGACTTGGCGGGGCTTCTCGCTGTCGCGGTCGTAGAAGTCCAACATGAGCATGGTGGCCTCGGGCTCGTGCTGCATGAACTCCGCTGCCGCCTGCCATGTCCGCGCTTCCCCAAGCTGGCTCTCGATGGCGTCCAGTTTCTCTGAACGATTGATGTGAGCCTTGAGCAAGTCGTAGTGCTCCTGGGGGAGCCCGTCGATCGTGAGCGCCGTATCCTTGCGCCCCTTCGATTGCTTGGCGACAGGCGGGATGAACAACTCCCGCCCGTCCGCCTTCTCCTCGGTGTCCTCCTCGCCTTCCTCGCCCTCCTCGGCCTCGGGCTCCTCGCCTTCGGCCTCGGGCTCCTCATCGTCGTCGAGCAGGGTATCCAGCTCGCGATCGGTGTCACCTTCTTCGATGTCGTCAGCCTCCTCGGCGTCCGCCTCCTCGGCATCAGCCTCGGCGTCCGCTGGCGATCCGCGTAGGGCCTGCGCGGCAGATCGAAGGGGCGAGTCACCACCTTCGACGCCACGGGTGATCTCCCCGGCCAGCTCCGTCAGGTCCAGGTCGGGTTCGAGATCGGCGAGCCCTTCATGGGGATCGGTGATACGGTCGGCCACAGTTGCCTCCTAGCGGCTTAGAGCCGCTCGCAGATGACCGACACCATCGCGGTCCCGCCCGCCGTGCTCTTGGCGGACAGCACGCGAATCCGATCGCCGGTCTTGAAGTAGTTGTCGCCGGACGCCACTTCGAGATCCCGCACTCCGGCCGCGCTCGATGCGGCGAACGACAGGGCCGCACCCGTGATGGCCGTCACGGTTCCGTCCATCGTGATGAGCGACGGGGTGACGGTTCCGGCATCCGTGCCCGCCAAGCCCTCGGCCACGATGCCATCGAGCGCCACGACGCGCCCGTTGAACGGCAGATGGAAGTCCGCCTGCAACAGCCCGGTCGCCTCAAACGAGCTGGGAACCTGGAAGGCGACCACATCGAACCCCGCAAACTCGCGGAGGTCCTCGACGGCCGTGATGTCCGATGCATCGGACACGATCTTCGCGATAAACTCCGACTTGGCCGCGATGTCCTTGCCGATCTTCGGCTTCAGGCCACCGTTCGCCACACCGTAGGACGCGAGCAACTTCGTCGTGCCGTCGATGTAGACGTAGGTGTCGTACGAGGCCGTCACCGTCAGGGTGTCGGCCGCAATCAGATGCTCGGTGTACCCGACGGCGTTGTCACCCTTCACGCGCACGAGCCCGGGCAGGTAGTCCCAATCCAGGCCGGAGCCGGGAATCGGGCCTTCGAGGCCGCACAGCACGCCGTTGTGTCGCAGGCCGAGCTGAGCGTCCAAGTGCTTTCCGCGATACATGTGTGTCTCCTCTGTTCGTTGCCCCACGTGACCGACCGGGGTCGGCCCGGTCGGTTAGATCACCTGCAACGAAGCACGGCCAGGGTCGGCCTGGCCCGGAGCTGCCGCATCCGCACCCGGGAGCGGGGCGCCTTGCCCCTGCCCCGGTGGACCGGCCGCTTCGTTCGGTGCGCCCTCCTGTTGCTCCTGGTCGCCGCCAGCTCCGGCCATCTGCGCCACCTGGCCCGCCATCATCATCTGATGGAACAGCATGTGCGTACGGAACAGTTGCTGCGCCTGGGGATCGAGGTCCCGGAAGGCCACAGTCTGCATGTACTCCAGGTGGACTGCCATGTGGAGCATGTGGTCGTGCTCGGGAAGAACGGGGCTCAGTTGGCCCACGAGCAGCTCCAGGTGCTCCTGTTGTGCCATGGCGTAGGCTGGCCCGCCGCCCCCGGGCTTGATGGCCCGGTTCACGTCGGGGTAATTCAGGACCCGCAGGGCCGCGTCCGGCGCGATCAGTTGTGCGCCCACGAGGGCGATGACTCGATTCTGCCGTTCCTGGCGACTCTCCAGGACCTGCGATTCCGGATTCGGGTAGACGTTGACCCGGCCCTGGAACATCTCGGGCTGGACCATGATAAACTCCGGGGCCTGGTCCTGCCCGGACAGCGACAGCAACCGCTGGTCGTCCATGCAGGCGCTCAGGATCCCGGCCATCTTCTGGGCGATGTTCGCCCAGACGTAGCTGTGGTAGCGCACCGTCGCGCCCCAGACGCGATCGGTGTCGAAGCGGACCTCCCGTTGCAGCTCGCCGGAGGCGTCCGGCGTCACCGGCATCCCCTCGGCCCCGAAGGGCTGGGAGCCCAGCATCTGCATCCACGACTGCAACCGATCGGCCATCTCGATCGAGCCCCGAGGCAGGCCCGGCGCGTCGAACCGCTTGAACGGTTCGCCCACGCTGAAGTTGGCCGCCACATAAGAGCCGGGGATCTGGAGCTTCGCGATCTGCTCATCGTCCAGGGCGTTCTCGTTGTAGAACGTGATCGGCTGCTCATGGAAGTCCGCTGAATCCAGAGATCCGTGCATCCGCCGGTTGAACGCCCGTTGGATCGGGTTCAGAATCTCCAGGTCCCCGGCCCCCTCGTTGCGCCAGGGCACCGGGATCGAGTCGAAGGCATCGAACGGGATGATCGCGTTCTCGTGCTGCTGGTCCACCCAGAACGGATTGATGTCGTCGTACAGGACCGTCCGTTCCTTGCACACGAGCGTCAGTCGCCCGCGCGACTGCGTGTGATGGCTCGGGATACATGGGCGCCAATGCTCCCAGACCTCGACGTAGCCCTTCAGGACCTCACCCTGGACCGAGCCGAGGCCGTGCGAGTAAATCGCGTGGTCCGGCATCCCGTAGTTGGAGCCGTACGCCAGCTTCAGCGCCAGGTCGTCGTCGGTCGAGATCTCGTCGGGCTCAAGCCGCACGTTGAACCGGCGCTCGATGTCCTCGACGGGCACGAGGTACTTGTGCGTGTACCAGGGCTTCTCCCAGAACATCTCCGGCCCGTGCGGGACGATCAGCGACGTCGGCGTGATGACGTCGAGCGTCAGGTCGCCGACGCGCGTCGTGTACGGATCCCCGAAGCGGGGCTCACCCTCCGGCCCCACTATCGGGTTGCCCTCGGCATCCTTCAGGATGTTGGGCTCGAAGTTGTCGCCGACCTTGTGCCAGGGCGCATCCGAGATCGTGCGCTCCTGCATCACCCCGGACTGTGAGAGCTGCTCGAAGATCGCGGGGCCACGAAACTCTTGGAGCGGGCCACGGTCCGGATCCCACCGGAGCTTCGTGACGGCGCGGGCAGCAGCGATGACCCAGCCGTACAGGAAGAACATCTTCTGCGGCATCGCCATCTGCGTCCACTCGTACCGCCAGATCGGGTCCATGACCCGGGCCGTCACCGCATCGGTGTAGTCGGCCGTCGCGGGCATGAACGTGACCATCGGCAGGTTCTCGGTCAGCTTCGAGAGCGTCAGCTTGTAGTAGTGCTGGAGCCAGTTGAATACCGGACTCTGCCGCCAGCGTTCGTCCGGCGACAGGAACCAGCGCGACAGGTCGATCGACTCGCCGAGAGTCTCGATGAAGTAGTCGTACTGCGCGCCCGAGAGCATCCGGACGTTCTCCTCGACCTGCCGCCACCAGGCGCGGTTCGCATCCTCCCACCGCTCCCAGCACGTGTGCTTGACGAAACTGACCAGCTCCTCGGGATCGGCCAGCTCCGTGCCAGGCATCCCGCGCGCCCGGTCGGAGTCCACCGACCACCCGGGCGGCGCGAGCGCCATGAGCTGGGGTTCACGCGAGGCTGGCATTAGACCCTAGCCTGACGGCCCCAGAGTCGGACGTTCCCCTGGTTTCCGCCCGTGGTCGCCTTGAATTGGAACCAGTAGAATTGGTAGTAGGCCAGGGCGATCTCGACCTCCTGGATCGCGCCTGCGGCAATGGTGGCCGACGCGACAACCTCGACGCGATCGGCCACGGCCGCGTTCGGATCGTTCGAGCCCAGGACCTTGACGTCGATGCTGTTGGCCCCGTCGGTGTTCTTGAACACCACTGAGATCGGCCCCGAGGTCTTGGCCAGAAACTTCTCGGTGACGTCCCCCTCGCCGACGCCCGAGAGCGCAATGTCCGCCCAGGCGTTCACGCTCTCTTGGTCGTGAGGCCGCGAATCAAAGGTGTAGGTGTCCATCGTCAATTCCCCTGGTCACGGCGCCAACGGAAGCGCGAAACCGAGTAGAGCGGCGTATCCAGGAACGCCACGTGGACCGTGTTGGACGGCGCGGAGTCTCCGTTGGCGTTCCGCGCCACGACGTAGTACCAGTAGGTCTTGGTCTGATCGAACGGACCGGGATCGTCCCACAGCTCGACATCCGGGAGCGTGGTGTCGTACTCGACGAACGGCCCCGAGTTGCCCACCCGCCGGAAGATCACGAACGCCGTTTCGTCGGCGCTGTTGTCCTGCCAGGTAAGCCGGATGAACGGTCCCGCGAAAAGCTGCGCCACGAGACTGGTCGGGGCGCTCGGCGGCGCCGCCCCGTACAGGTCTACCCACCAGCGCCCAGAGAGTAGCAGCAGGCGATCCGGGGGATCGAGACTGCCATCGGCCTCCGGGTACTGGAAGCCAAGTACGCCACGGCGCTCGTTGATGTTGTCCCACGTCACGTGAGCTTATCCAAGGTCGTTGTCGTGCCATCGTCAGAGTGCGTCCCGGTAGCGACGTCGCCGGTATCGCCGGGGTTCCGCTGAGTCTCCACCCCGGTCGTCTTGTTGAACGTCCGTTTCGCGAGCTGGTGTCGCATCGCCAGCCACGCGATCAGCTCCTCGAAGTCGGCGGTCCCGAGGGCCGGTGCGCCGGTCGGGGCCGCGATAACCTTGCTGAAGATGCCTGCGACGATCTCCGCCACCGCATCGGCACTCAGCGCCACCGCATCCACGACATCGGTCTGAATGAGCCCCACAGTAACAGGGTTGTCCACGCCGACCAGCAGCGTGGGCGCTTGCGACTGCCGGATCTGGACCTGCGTGTACGCCGTGGGCTTGATGGGGTTGTTCCCGTAGCTGTTCACGGCCACGAGGTTCCCGCCAGAAACCTGACAGCTTTCGTAGGTAGGTCCGCCACGAGCCTCGAATTGGATCCTCCAATCGTTAATCATCGTGAGCGTGATCCCGGTAAACTCACCCCCGCCGAGATCCGCCTTCCCCTCCCAGGTCGCCATCATATCGAGATCGAGGTACGCCGGTTCGTCGGCGTAGTCTGCGATCGCATCCACCAGCTCCTGGACCGTGACCGAGGTATCCGGTGCCAGGACGGTGACGGTCTTGTCAACCCGCTCGAAGCTGAGCGTTGCCATACTTGCGCTCCCAGGCAGCGATTTCGCGATCGCGCTCCTCGCACGTCGCGATCTGCTCCTGCCGCTCGGCAATCAGCTTCTGTAAGTCCTCGATGGCCTCCGTGAAGGAGTCGATCTTGTCCTGAGCGTGCTCCTGGTCCTTCCGCAGCGCCTCGATGTCCCACAGCGGATACCTCCGCTTCGGGTGCTGGGGCAGCTCCACGAGCGTCATCCCGTCCTGGGCACTCAGAATCTTCGCGCCTGGCGGTAGCTTCATCACGTCACCACGCTATCCGGAGTCTTGACGGCCGCGACTTCTCGGCCGGTGCTCACGATGGTCTGATCGGACACGAAGGGCTGGTAGCCCTTGATCCGGACCACGAATCGGCCGTACACGTCCGCGCTGTAGATGAAGGTGTTCGAGACCGATGCACCCGTGGCGGCCTGGAGGACGAACGGGACGTACACGTTGTCCGAGACCGTCGAAGTGAACGGCAGCGTGTTGGTTTCGTACCCGTTCCCCGTGCTCCAGGTCAGCGTCTGCCCTTCGGCACTGACGGTCGTGAGGTCGTTCACCCCGTCGATCGACACGATGTAGCCCCACGCGCTCGTGGTCGTGTTCCGGATGGTGTCGCCCACCCGCACATCGTCCGTGACGCCGAAGTCGGCGCCCGTATCCTCCAGGGCGTTGCCCGAGCTGCCTGCCGTCGCCGTGCCCGACACCGCCGTCGCCAGCGTGAACGTCGAGCCGGTCCAGGACGTGTACCGCAGCAGGGCCTCCGGATCGTTGTCCTCAGACACGTCGATGATCTTGACGACGCCCGCCGCCGGTTCGTCCGACGAGATGGACGTGCCGACCACGATCGTCGTGGCCCCCGGCGATTGGGCGGTGCCCTGGTAACGATCCTTCTCGATCGGGCCGGTGGAGCTGGCCCGGCGGAAGATCCCGGCGCGATCGCCTGCGGCCAGGCCAGAGATCGACACGGCGATCTCGTTGGGCGGCTGTTGGGTGACTCCCAGGTCGTCGATGAGCTGGTACGCCTGGATGTCCCCGGCGTCCAGGTCGGTCACGTACACCCCGGGCGCCCCGAAGAACGTCCCACCCGCGAAGGTGCCGAACGGGGCCGACTTGAAGGCGCCGTTAATGGCGCTCGTGACGCCTCCGGAGTCGATGTCGCCGCTGTTCGCGCCGTCCGAGATGGAGGTCGAGTCGTCCGTGAACGTGCCCCGGACGTTCGACAAGATCACGATGTCCTCGGGCGAGCTGTGGTAGGCCACGATGATGCCCGTGGCGCCGTCGCCAACACCGCCCGTCTGGGTCAGCGTGCCACCCTCGGTGAAGCCGCTCGGCGCGGGCGTCGTGGTCTTGAGTCGCACTTCGCTGCCCAGGTACTGCTCGCCGTCCTCCTGGGAGCCCGTGACCCCGATCTGGGTAGTGGATCCCCTCCGGGTGATGTACTTCAGGCGCTCGTAGACCTGCGTCAGCACCCGAGTATTACAGTCGATCTCGATGCTGTATGGTCTGGACCCGTTCCCGTTGTTGAGATCGCGTGAGATGGCGCCGAACGCCAGCGTGACGTTCGTCCAGGTGGCAGGACCCGAATCGGCTGGGGATCCACTAGAGGTTGCGGTCTCGGTCGAGGTCTGCCCCGTGATGACCTCGCCGGACTGGAAGTCGGTCAGGTTCTTGTCCACCAGGGCGTAGGTGAGCGACGTGTCGGTCACGTAGGCCGTGAGGATCGCGCGGGCGCCCGAGGTCCCGCCCACGATCAGCTCGCCGACCTCGAAGGCGCCCGAGTGCACGCCGGTCGCGATCGTCCGGGAGCCGGTCGAGTTGTTCGCGTCGATCGCCGTCGAGAGCGGGGCCGGGTTCCGGCCCCCGTTGGACAGATCGGGCTGGAAGAAGTCGTACAGCGACGTCTGCTGGCGCGCGAGCACGGTCACGATCCCCGAGTCGATCAGCGAGCCCGCCTCCTGCACGAGCACGAGGACGTCGATCGAGCCGTCGTCCCACCACTCCGTGAGCTTCACGTCGTCCTGGATGATGTAGATGTCGGTGAAGTCGCGGATCTGGGCGATCGTGTAGAGGTTCGACCACAGATTCTCGCCGCTCTCCACACCCGTCGCCGAGATCAACGTCACACTCCAGCCGGTCCCGGTGATCGACTCCGGCGTAGCGTCATCGAATTGCGTGCTGCTCGTGTTCCGCACCCAGATGACGTTGTTCGCGTTGTCCGCCCAGAGGATCTCGCCGGTCGCCCCGGACGTCCCGCCGGTCAGCACCACACCCTTGTCGGTGTACCCGTCGCCCCCCTCGGTCGGCGTGCCGCCGTGGAGCAGCTTTGTGATCCCGAAGCCCCCGATGGTCGAGGTATCCTCGGTCCCGACCTTGGCCCAGCCCTCGGACTCCAGGGCGCCACCGTAGAACGCCTTGACGGACGTCGGGTCCATGAACCAGGGGTAGAGGATCTTGTAGTCGGTCGGCGTCGGCGCCCGCATCGGGTTCGCATCGTCCATCTGCGCCGGTTCGTCGAACACGTCCATGAGGTAGGAGTACAGCTCGTTCATGCTGTACGTCGTGTCAGGTATCCCATCGGTGAACCCGCCGACATAGGACAGGATCCCATTCACATAGTCGATTGACAGATCAGAGGTCAGCGGCATGTCGTCAGGCTCCTACGGATTCACAGGGTCAGCCAGCAGCGTTACGATGACGTCGAGACCTGTGGCGGCCACGAGACCGGGAGATTCGAGCGGGATGTATTTCGGACTGTCGCCTGACGACGCCTTCCGAACCCGAATCTCGACGTCAATATCACCAGGATAGTTGAATCCCGTGTTCTGGGCAATTCCGGAAGCGTTCGTGTCGAGCCCTCCGGTGCCGCTCAACAGCTCATCGTCCTTGGTCACGGCGCCCACGGTTTCCAGGGCGTAGATGCCCGTCTGGGCAGTCTCGACCGGATCACCCGCCTCGTCGAGCACCGTGACCTTGAGCGTGACGGTCGTCACGAACGTCACGGTGCCGAGGCTCGTGGTGGCGTCCGAGCCGTTGTTGTTGATCGTGAGCGAGCCGCCCGTGTTGTTGTAGACGTCGTAGGTGTTGGCGGCGAACGTGAGGTCCACGTAATCGTACGAGCCGGTGCTGGTATGGCGGACCGCGATGTAATTCGCCAGGAAGAAGCACCGCTCGATGTCGATGTTGCTGTTCCAGAGGATCGCGCCGTAGGACCCCGCGTTATATCCGGTGAAGGTGCAATTCCGGAACGTCGTCTGCCCGCATTGGACCTCACCCGAGCCGACGAACGTGCAGTTGAACACACGGTGGCCCGTGGCGTTCGGGAATGACGGGCCGGTTTGCACGCCAGTCCCGCCGATGCTGTCCAGCGTGGCGCCGTACATCTCGACCATCGTGGCGTCACTCAGGTCCAGCTCCTCGTACTGGATGTTGGCCCCCGTGTTCAAGGACCGCGAGTCCTCCGTGAACAGACTCCCACCGAAGCCGACCCGATCCTCCCCGGTGCCGGAGCTGTCCCCAATCAGCACGTAGGTCTCCCCGGTGTCGGTCACGGTCGAGATCGAGCGCGTCCGCGTTGCGCCGTTGTCGAGGGCCTGGTCGGCGTAGATGATGACCTCGGCCCGGGAGAACCAGCCGCAATCGAGTGCGCCGGACACGTCGCCGAACACGAGCGGATAGTTGACCTCGTAGGCGCCGTCGCGGTTCTTGTCGATCACGCCCCACCAGTTATCGTCGGTCGGGCCGTCCTTCTGATAGATGTCCTCCAGGGTCGTGTATCCGATCACCTTGGCGTCGAGGTCCGCCGTCGAGGTCCCGGTGAAGCCGGTCGGGATCGTCAGCGTCGAGGCCGACGTGACCGACACCGCATAGGTCCCGTCGATCGAGGCTCCGGCGTTCTCGATCCGGATGTAGTCCCCATCCTCGTACCCGTCGGTGATCCACGAGCCACCATCGAGCCGGACCACGGTGCTGTTCGTTCCGCCGTTGGGCGTGAACGTGATCCCGTTGGTGCCGTCGGTGTGGCTGGGCGTCGTGACCTCGACATAAGTCCCGTAGAACATCTTGTCGATACAGATGACGTCGGACTTCGAGGCCGTCGCCGTAAACTGGAAGCCGACGCCGACGCGCGTGATCGCCGTCATCGTCGGGCTCCCGTTGCTCCGTGAGGCCGCGCGGTTCGCGTCCACCACGATCAGTCGCCAGCCCGCGCCCACCCAGGCCACGTCGTTCCCCCCGACGTAGTAGTCCTGGTAGGCGCTAGTCCAGTCGGTGCCCGTGGCCAGGCGGACGTACACCCCGTTGTTGGCGAGGCTGTCCACGAACGCCGTGGAGGTCACGAACACCCAGACCATCACGAGGTTCGCGGTCGCATCGAAGCTCGTGATACCAGTCCGGCCGAAGCCACCGTCGCCCGTGGCGTTCGGGGCCACAGCCACCGAGATCCCATTCTCGCGGTAGATGTCGGTGGACGTGCCCCACTTCGCGCTGTTCGAGCCCCAGCCCGACCAGCCCGAGGTCGAGTCGGCCGCGTCGATCAGCGTCAGGGCGCCTGCGTTAATGACCGGGATCATATCGGCGCGCCAGGAGGACGTTGCAGAGGGCGGCGCACGCGAGATGGGCGTGCGCCTCGCCGAGCCACGGGATGCGGTAGGCCGACGGCTTGTCGTAGAAGGGCGGCAGGCCGGTAGTGTCGTCCCCGATCGCGTAGACCACCTTCTCCTGGTCGTGCGGGAAGCTCGCGATCGAGTTGCCGCCCTGGTGGTCGAGGGGACACCAGGCGTAATCGTTCGCCAGCTCCGGCTGGACTTCCAGGAGGTCCACAGGACTCTGGCAGAGGATCCGGCCGTTGTGTGGGGCGATGTCCACTTCCCCGAGGTCCCGGAGGGGATCGACGACGATCGGGCGAAGGTCCGCGAAGTTGCACCACTTGTCGAAGTACCAGTAGTACCGATCGCGGTAGAACAGCAGGAAGCGCGTGTTACCCTCGATCGACACCATCGACCTCCAGTCGTGCATCCACCTTCCAGACCTCCCGAAGATCGGCCCGGACGATCTTGGCCGCCTGACGATCGTTGCCCTCGTAGAACACGCGATTCGGCGGCACGAGCACCCGGTAGCGGCGCGGTACGTCGTCGATGATGGGCTCGGGAAGGGGCGGCGGCGAGCGCCGGGGCCAGCGGGCGAGCGCGCGGACACTGACGGCCATCACGATCGCGGCAGCGGCCACGACGATGGCGCTCAGCATCTCCATGACTCCGAAGATTGGGCCTCCGGCCAGCTCAGTCAAGTCTCAGCCTCCTCCCGAGTTGCCGTCCCGCCGCCATGATCTCCTCGATGGCCTGCTTCCGGGCGATCGGCCCCAGGTGCGGATAGCTGCGCTCCAGGTCCTGCTCGATCCGGTCTCGCCGCTCCTCATCACTCTCCTCGGGCTCGGCGGTAGGCGCCGTCGGGGCTGATGCGGCCGACGACTTCCGGCGCCTCCTCGGGATCATCGGCTTCCGCATAACCCCGCGCCACCAGCCCAGCATGTACGTCACCGTACTCGCCAGCAGCGCAACGAGACACCAGCTCACGATAACTGCGCTCAGCATGTGCCTCCCTTGCGGCCTGTAGCTCCTTCTCGCGCGTGGCCGCCAGCAACGTCCAGAAGAACAGCATCCCGGCGGCCCAGATGCTGCCAGCCGTGACGATCAGCCCGAGAGCGCCCATGGGCTCCTCACTCGTGGCGGTTTCGGTTTGTAGACGGTCTGGACCTTCACGGCCGGGAAGCCCGACTGGCGGGTGATCTCGCGGACGCGACGGTCCTTGGCTTCCTGGTACGATCGCTGGTCCAGCAGCTTGTCGAGGTCCGGGTCGTGCTCTAGCATCTCGGCGCCCGTCGGCATGGCCGGTCGAGGCCGCATCTGCGCCCAATACCGGAGCGCATCCGCGCCGTGGTCCTCCTGGTGGGGCTCCAGCTCCTCGACGTCATGGGGCTCGATCCCCCGGGCCAGGCTGGTCATCTGGCGCCACAGCACCCGGCAGTTGTCCGAGATCGTGAGCAGCGGGCCGCCCTTGCGGAACGGGTAGAACCACGTGTGGAGCGTCTGCCAGCCCCTGACCCGAGACCCTGGCCCCTTGATCGCCTTCGTCAGCGTCCAGCCCCGGACCTTGAGCCGGGGCATCATCTCCTCGGCCGGGCTGGGCTCGCCCCCGATCGAGGACCACGCTTGCGTGTCGCAGACGATCCGCGTGATCCGCTCATCCGTGTGGGTGCGCTCCGCGATCATCTGGCCGACCATCGCCCCGGTTTTCTCCCGGACCACCAGCTCGCGGTAGACCCGGGCACGCATCGGTTCCCCGACGCCCGAGGTCGCCTCGATCCAGAGGACGTGACAGTAGTCGTTGTACCCCCAATCAATCACGATCTCTTTGTTCGTCCAATCCAGCGGCGGGCTCGCAGGCACCCGGTGGACCGCCTCCCGCAGCTCGCTGAACATCACCCCGGCGGCGATGTCCCAATGGCCGTGCCGCATCGCGCGGCGTAGCTCGGGATCCGGGTAGGCCAGCAGGGCGGTCTCGTACTGCGTGGTCTGCATGAGGATGTCGTTCGAGTCCAGCGTGGCCGGGATGAATTGGCGCAGATAGCTGCGCTGCTTCCCGGTCACTTCGTCCTCGACGATCTCCAGGTAGTACCGGCCGGGCTCGCGGTTGTCGATGAACCGCTCCTTGACCCACGAGTGCCCAGGCCCCCCGGGATTGCTGGCGGCCCGGATGTAGCAGCGTACCTGGTGGCCCTGCCACAGCGGGCGGCAGCGGAGGAACAGGTACAGGTAGACGGAGGGGTTCGGGTACTGCGTGATCTCATCCCAGGCGATGTAGGCGTACGCGCGGCCCTGGTAGCGGTACTTGTGAACGTCGCGCTCGCAGTACGCTAGCTTGTAGCTAGCGCCCATCTCCGAGGCGCGTATGATGTTGGCGCTGGCCGACTTGGCCCGGTACGGGAACCGCCACAGATGCTGCGACTTGTTGAACCGGCCGCCCACGAGCGGGAAGGTCTCGTGCGACATCTCGATCACCTGGTCCAGCTCATCGTAGGTGCGCCGGAAGAAGATGGCCCGATACCCGATGTTGTCCACCTGGCGGAGCCCCTCGTTGAGCAGGATCACGGTCTTGCCCGGGCCTGCGGCGCCCCCGAAGAAGGTCTCGAAGGCGTTCGACTTCGAGAACGCCTCCTGCTCCGGGCTGTACGGGCAGAAGGCGTGGATGTCGTTGTGACGGCAGTAGGGGTTGCGGACGTCGGTCCCTGCTTCTGGGGCGTCCTGAAACTCCAGGACGGCGGCGTCCAGCTCAGCGTTCATGCTTGGAGGAAGTGCAGGATCAATGCTCGAACGTCAGCACCTTGTCGGGCCGCTCCGGGCTGAGTAGGGCCACGCCCCGTTCGTCGCCAGTCTCCGGGCCATCCTGGGCCTGCATGAACAGCTTCAGGTACTGCCCGAGCTTGGTCAGGGCATCCACCTTATCGTGCAGCTCAAACTCGACCTGGGTCCGGCTGGTGGTCCGCTCGCTGCCGTCCTTCTGGACCACGGTGGTCGAGGTCTCGGTCATCTTGACCTTCTTCACGGCCCGGGCCTGCTCCTCGGTCAGCGTGCTGGACTCCACGAGCGTCACGTGGTCCGGCCCCCAGGACACGTAGTCCCGCATGTCGCTGTACGCCAGGCGGCGGATCTCCTCCAGGACATCCTGCGCCTCGATGCCCGTCCGCGCCATCATATCGGCGAGCTGATCCGCCAGGGCCTCCTGAATGTGCGGCTTCGTCAGGTTCTCGTAGCCCATGGCCCGCGCGGTCTTGGGGCTGTAACCGGCGGCAATGGCGGCACTTGTAGCGTTGAGGTCCTTCAGGTAAGCACGAACGAACAGCTCTTGCTTAGGCGTCAGCTCCATCGGGTCCGCCCGGTTTCGGGTACAGGTCCTCGATCTCATCGCCGAGGAAGTCCTGACCGTGTACGAAGATGCGCCAGAGGGCGCGGGCGACTTCTGCTAGCTTAACGCCATATCGCTCGTTGAACAAGCGTGTTCCGATCGCGTGGTGCTCCAGGTGAGCTTCCGCACAGCCTGGCCACATGTTCTCGGGATCGTCATGGCATACGCCGTGGCTGACGTGGCAGCATTGCACCCGACCGACGCACTCGTGGACGTGCCCGAGGAGGCACGGGAGCGTGCGGATCCAGCCCCGTGCCTCCTCATCCGTGATGCAGGGGCTCGGCTTCGGCCGCCTCACGCGAGCGCCAGCGTCACGTTCACGAGAGACCCACAGCAGATGTCGAGCGCCTGGGCCAACTGCTGCCAATCTTCCTTGAGAAACAGCAGGTCCACGTGGCCGCCCTGAATCTGCCCGCCTTCCGACAGGTCTACGCGCACGCGAATGTGCGTCGTCCCGTCGAGTGCCGTGTTGCGGATGACACCTTGGGTCTGCATGAGACCCCCTTTCCCCTGCTCATGTCAGCAGGGCTAAGGTTCCGAGCGTCCAGCCGACAGCGCCTGCGGCCCCCAGGATCGTGCGCCACAGCACGTTGCGGATGTTGTAGCGATCGAGCACGATCAGCGCGTCCCCCTTCTGGAGCTGGCCGTAGAGGACCACGAACACCGTCAGGGCTGTCGCGTTCCAGGGGAAGGGGATCTGGAGCAGCAGCAGGACCACCCCGAGCTTCCAGATAGCCCCTAGGCAATGGGCACCGATCGGGCTCTCGGTCAGGTACTGCCACCAGGGCCAGGGTGGCGGGTTCACGTCGCCCCCGCTGGGGAGGATCCACCACCAAATCGGCGGCGGCGTGAAGGCGTGGCGCCAGGCAGCGGCGCTGAACCAGCCGCTCACTTGTTCCCCTTGCAATGGCCAGGAGGCCAGCAGAATCCCGGGCGCTCGACTGTGATATTGATGTACGAGTCCCCCGGAAGATTGGTCTCGACGTCCGTGTGGTGGTGGTGGGCCAGGGCCACGATCAGCGCGGCGGCCCCGAGCGTCGTCCCGGCAATCCCGAGGATCAGCGGCCACTTCGAGCCCGAGGAGGAGGTCTCGATGACCTCGACCGTCCCGAGCTGAGCCAGGACATCGGTCCGAAATGAGGCAAGGGCGCTGTCGAGATAGGCCAGCTCGCTGGTACTCAGCGAGTCGAGATGGCCCCGGAGCTGGGTGAGCTGGGGTGGGATCCGACTACAGACGGTGGCGGACTCCTCCAGGGCCGTGACCACGGGCACAAGGCTGCATTGCTGTTGCGCCGATGCAGCAGCCGGGAGGAGGAGGAGCAAGGCGAGCAGCGGCCTCATGCGGGCCTCCAGGTGAGTGACGCCCCAATATACACAGAACGGCCCCCGATCGAGCGACCGGGAGCCGTCTGCGCTTTGCCCCCCAGCAAAGGAGGTCTCCATGGGCGAGACCGATGCGGCCGTAAGTTAGCCCTGCTGGGGCACATGGTCAAGCTCAGTCCAGGAACACCACGCCGTTGCAGTAAAACTCCCCGTCCTTGTAGAGATACTCGATCCAGTCGGACCAGTAGCTCGGGCGTTCCTGGTACTGTTTGCAGATCGCAACAGGCGTCCACCGGCCGTCCACCTGGCCCTCACAGTACCACTCGACGTACCGGAGGTTCGCGTACTGAAACTCTGTGCCGCTGAACGACTCGAAGTATCCGAACCCGATGATCGACGTGTTGTGCGGCACGTCATGGCGCACGAGGCCGAGCGTTTCCGGCCGGTACGACAGCGTGCAGGCGGATCCCCAATAGGACGGCTGGTTGGCCGTCGCGAGGGCTGGGGTGTCCTCGATCGGTGCTGACGTGTCGCCGCAGGCAGCGAGGAGCCCGATCGTGAGCAGGACCAGGCCGATCGCCAGCAGCGTGCCATCTACCTTCCGCATCTGGAACCTCCTGAGAGAGAGAGCACCGGCCGCCCGCAGCACGACCAGCGCCACGCGCCCCCAACGTACGCCTGGAGGCTGGTGCCGCAAGTCATCACGGACGATCGGCAATGTGGGCAGGGATCCCCCCGCCGCATGTAGTCGTCGATGTACTGTTCCTCGGTCACGTGGTTGTGCGCCCGGCGCAGGGCCTGGCGCCGCTTCCCATGGACCTTCTCGCGCTCGCGTTGCGCCTTACTCCAGCTCGGGAGATAGACCATCTCAGGCCCCATTCCCGTGGTGGAACGTCACCATGTTAGGCATACGCCCGCCTCGGCGGCTCCAGCTCCGCCTCCTCGATGGCCTCCCGCTCCGCCTGCTCCTCCGACTTCACCTTCGCCCGCTCCCGCTTGATGTCCTGCCGCACGCAGTCGTCGCACAGCCCGAGGTACAACACCTCCCCGTCGTACTCCGCCTCGACCTGCGGTGTGAGGTACGGCTTCCGGACCCAGACCCACCCCTCGAATCGGCGACCACACCCTGCGGGATACCCATGCTTCCGAGGGTTCCGGCAGAGTTTCTTCGCCCACACGATCGGGTAGTCGTCATGCCCCGCGCGCTCACCGAGCTTCGGGGCCTCCCATGGTGCTGTCATTGACCTCCTCCTGGGGATGCGCCGCCCCGAGGTACTTCACAGCCATCGGGTGCGGCTTGCCTTCCTGGTACGGTTTCTGATGATCCGCAAGGCGCTCGATCCGCTCCTGGTCGGTGAAGATGTTCTGGATGCCGTCGAGCTTGCGGCCTTCGTCGGCCATCCGCTTGAATGTGGGATCCCTGAACCAGCCGTCGATCGCGTACAGGAGTTGGTGGACGTCCCCGCCGTTCCGCTTCAGGGCCTGCACCAGCCGGGTCTCCCGCTTCGGATCGAACAGGGCCTTCGTGTGCCCCGTGCGATGCGCCCAATACGCGAATACCAGCTCCGCCTGTACCCGGCGCAGATCGTCCGCCCCCACCTGGGATACCCGCTCCTCGGAGACTGCGGCCAGGACGGCCGCCAGGTGCTCCTGGATGTCGGGAAGCCTGGTGCCCGATCTCGTGGGTGTCCGGTTCCCGTTCCCCGAAGTGGGTGCGATCGCGACACCAGGCTCCAACTCGACAAGAGTACCGTCAGGTACTCTATATCTCTCCTCTACTCTACTCTCCTCTACTCTGTCTAGCATCGTGCTAGCATCGTGCAAGCAACCCGCTAGCACGATGAAGCCTCGGACGTGCAACTCGTTGAGCTGCCGTGAGATAGCCTCCGTGGATGAGTCGGGTAGGCGCAAGCGCCATGCTAGCGCATCGCTAGCAAGGTCGATCTCTCCATCCCCTTCAGCCGCGAGGAGCCAGAGGCCCACGAGGAGCTTGGCCGCGTCGGGCGGGAGATCCACCCACTCGCGGTTGTCCAGGAGGCTTCGGTGGAGCTTGATCCACGGGGGGCTTCGGTGCTTGTAGTGCTGGAACCGGGACCAGTTAGCAATCGTGATCCGTGCCATCGACGACCTCCTCGGGCACGGGATCGCGGAGCAGGTCGTCCAAGACCTCCTCCCGGATCCGGTAGACCCCGCTGGGGAGCTTGACGGCGCTCAGCATCCCGCCGTGTACCCATCGGAGCACGGTGCTCCTGGACACGTTGAGGATCCTGGCGACCTGGGTGATCGAGTACACGTTGTGACCTCCTACGCTGGGGGTGAGCCCCGGCTGACACGGCCGGGGACCTCCATTCTACACGCGCGGGAGACATGTCGCAAGGTGGGCGCAATCTACGTGCGTTCACAGAAGTAGGTGGATATGGAGTTTCCCCAGCGCGGACGGGGGAAAGTCGGGGGTTGTCAAGCCGCCGGAAAAGTGCTATCGTTGTTGCACGTGAAACGTGTCCCCCAGCAAGCGAGGTTCTGATGGCAAGCGGCTTCTACACCACCGTCATGTTGAGCCCCGACGACGCTGAGATGGCGGCGGCGGCGCTGTTCGTGATGGGCGATATGGCAATGGACCTGCCCAGCGATCGCGACTACGCGCAGAAGTGCTACGCGCTCGCGGCGCTGTTCCGCTCCAACGCCCTGTCCACCCGCCAGGAGGCCGAGCGGCAGCGGGCCAAGATGGCGGAACGCGATCACCTGTACCGGAGGGTCTCGTGATCGTCACGATCACCTTCCCGTGCCTGACCTGCGGCTTCGAGGATGGTATCGAGGCCGAGGTCAGGCTGACCGGCGTCCCGGGCACGCGCTACACGCCCCGGGGCGTCGAGGTCGAATGTCAGGAGGCGCTGTGCCAGGAGTGCGGCACGCCCGCCACTGACGCCCAGGTCGAGGCGATCGAGCAGGAAGCCCTCGACCGACTGAACATGGGTCACTATTCCTAACCCCAGCAGGAGATTCTCATGGCACACGAGCTGACTTTCCGCAACGGCGTGGCCGAGATGTTCTCGGTCCGCGAGACCCCCTGGCACCGCGAGGGACACCTGTTGACCGAGGCGCCTGACCTCGACACGGCCATCCGGCTCGCCGGGCAGGACTTCGAGGTCGAGAAGGTCCCGGCCTGGGTCCAGAACGACACCGGCCTGTTCGTCCAGTCGCAGAAGGCGTTCATCACGCGCCGGACCGACACCCTCCAGGAGCTGGGCTCCGTCGGCCCCTCCTACCAGCCCCTCCAGAACATCGACGCCTTCAAGATCCTCCAGCCCCTGGTGGACGAAGGCATCGCCCACTACGAGACCGGCGGCTCCATCCGCGAGGGCGCGGACGTCTGGATTATGGTCCGCTTCGAGCTGCCCAAGGGCGAGAACAACGAGTACGTCCGGCAGATCCTGGACGAGCTGGGCATCACCCCGTACGGGTTCTTCGCGAACAACCACAGCGGGCGCCGGGGCGTCCTCGTGGGGCTCACCCCAATCCGGATCGTGTGCAAGAACACGCTGTCCTGGGCCGAGTCCGACGCTGAGACCGGCAACTCGAAGGGCAAGTACCTCACGATCCAGCACACGGGCGACGTCGAGGCCAAGCTGGTCGAGGCCGCGATGGGCCTCTGGGGTCACATCGTGCAGCGGTACGCCAAGGCCGCCGAGAATTACAAGCGGCTCAAGGCGTTCTACCTCGACGAAGCGATGTTCCGCGAGCTGGTCCTGAAGGTCGCCGTGCCGGACCCGCGCGAGAACCCCCGCTGGAACCCCGAGGGCCGGATGGCGAACGCCGTGGTCGAGCGGTACGAGCGCAAGGCCACCGAGATCACCCGGCTGTGGACCGAGGGTGACGGGCACGACGGCGACGGCAGCGCCTGGGAGGCGTACAACGGGCTGGTCCAGGCGATCGACCACAACAGCGAGCTGTTCCCGGTTCGCGGCGGCGTCTACCGTACCGCCAGCTTGATGACCGGGCGCCTGGAAGCTGTGAAGCAGGACGTGTTCACGGCGCTGTTGCAGGCCACCCCCGATTTCGAGAGCCCGCTAGATTTCTAGGGTTCTCTGCCCCTTCACATTTGACACCCCTGTCAAGTTGCAAGGCTTGACGGGGGTGTTATCTTACAAGGGTACGAGTGTACCTCACCCCAGCGAGGAGGCAACGTGAACAGGATGTACCACCCATCGCCGTACGAGGACTGCCCGGTCTGTGACGGGTGCGGCCTCGATCCGGACGACTGCACGTGTACCGTCAGCAGCGAGGGCTGGACCGGCCGGATGCCCGACATCCTGGTCTCGCCCGAGGGCGTCGAGTACCGGACGATGCGGGGCCGTGAGCAGCGCCCCGACATCATCGTCACCACCAAACGCGGCCAGGAGGTCCCCTTGCGCCGGATCGGGCGGCGTGAGCGGGAGGCTCGGGCCAAGGGGAGAAACTGATGTACGCAGACTCGAAATACAGGACCTGGAAAGTCCTGTCTGTCCGCGCCCGGGATGCCGAGACCATCACGATGAACGTGGAAGTCGGCTTCAGCCGCACCCGAGCTGTGGTCCAGGTCCCGCGCCATCGGTTCAAGGGCGCGCTCGCTCGGATGGAGCACAAGCGGAAGTCTGTGTTCCTCCTGCGGCACCTGAATGAGTCCGGGACGACGATGACGTTCCGGGAGATCGCCCGGACGATGGGCTTTTCGTCCACCCGGGCACAGCAGCTTCTCCGCGAAGCCGAAGCGGGCGTCCTGGCCTTCAGCGTGGGACAGACTGAGCTGCTCCAGGGCGAGGCGTACGAGGAGGGGGACGATGACGACACAACTCCCTGACGTCGGGAAGCTGCGCGTCACGCTGATGACGGGCGTCAAGACCCTGGCACAGATCCGGCACCGCCTGGAGGCGATCGGCGCCACGATCGAGCAAGCCGAGAAGGCCCACCGGGAGCGGCACGCCGGGCTGTACGACCAGCAGGAGGAGCTGCGGGTGATGCTCGACCGCACCGAACGACAGGTCCGCCAAGGCGCCGTCGAGGTGTTCGAGATGACCGGGGACCTCAACCCCGTCGAGGATGTGAGCATCATCACGTCCACCGAGTACGAGTACAACGCTGACATCGCCAAGACCTGGGTCATGGACCAGGGGTTCGGCGGTGCGCTCACGCTGAAGAAAGGGGAGTTTGACAAGCTGTGCCGTTCGGCCGCCCAGCCGGACTTCGTGAGGGCCACGGAGGTTCACAAGGCCAGGATCTCGCGGGACCTGCGGGACTGGCTCGATCCCGAGGAGACCGATGGAACAGACTGAGCAGACCCCGAACGGGGAGGCGAAGGCGCTGGTGAAGGCGCCGAGCATGAATGACCTGACGATGGCGATGGTGACGTCCGAGGACGCCCAGACGCGCCTCCTGGCCTACCAGCAGGCCGCCAGGGTGGAGCGGACGAAGATCCTCCGCCACGCAGCGGCCCAGGTGGCCGAGCTGAGCTGGGGCCGGGATCTCTCGACCGAGGTCCGGTTCGCGCTCAGCCGCTGGTGCCTGGAGGCTGGGCTGGATCCCCTCCGGCACGTGCTCGTGTTGGGCGGCAACGTCTACGACACGGCCGAATACTACATGGACCGGCTGGCCTCGGAGCCCTCCTTCAGCCACTGGAAGTACGAGCTGGCGGCCCCGCTCGACACCCGGCAGATCACCGCCAAGTCGGTGGGCTCCGGCGACCTGGCCGTCGAGCTGAAGCGGAAGCAGATCGAGCTGAACGCCCGGCGCCTGAGCTTGCAGATGGATTGGGGCGTCCCGGCCGAGATCAACGACTACCCGGCGAACGCCGCTGCGGCCGTCGTCACGCTGTTCTGGAAGGACGGGAACGCGATCGTCGAGATCCAGGGCTGTAATTGGGCGGGCTCGATGGGCCGCAAGACCAAGTACAACAACCCCCAGGATCCGATCGGGGACGCGCACCCGGTCAAGACCGCCGTCACCCGCGCGCTCCGCAAGGCGGCCAAGCAGAAGATCCCCGTGTGGTTCACCCAGCGCGAGGACAAGCCCCTGGTGGAGATCGAGGAGATGATCGACCAGGGCCGCGAGGCCATGAAGGCCATCGAGCAGGACAGCCTGGCACCGTCGCGCCGCGTGGGCACGATCGGCGGCAAGGCGTTCACCCAGGACGGCCCTCCGGCCGTTCCCATGCCGGATGACGTCTACGCCGATGGCGAGCCCACCTACGGCGGGCAGACCATCCAGGAGGCTCTGGACTCCCGCGCTGAGCAGGATCCCGAGCTGTTCGAGTGAAGCTCTCCCTGGTGCTACCGCTGCCGCCGAACATGGCGAACCCCCGCACCCCGGGGGCCTGGCGCTCGTGGAACAGCCAGAAGCAGCGGTACACCGAGAAGGCTGTCAATCAGATCCGCGCGCAGCTCGGGGGCCACGTCCCGAGCTTCGTGCGCGCGGTCTACACGGCCGAGCTATACACGGCCGCCAAGCATGACCTCGTGAACCGGGTCACGCTGCTTAAGTGGCCCGAGGACGCCCTGGTGGCGGCCGGGATCGTTCCGGACGATCGCGAGGAGATCCTACGCCTAGACAAGCTGCCCGTCGAGCACCCCCAGGGCTACGTCCGGCGCCGGAAGGCCGAGAGCATGGGGGACTGGATGAAGCGGCGGCTCCAGTTTCACCGTGAGCACTATCGCGTGATCCTGCACATCGTAGGTGAGGAGGCCACCCCCGATGAAAACTGATTCCTGGTACATCCCCGTGGTGGCCGTCGTGCTGCTGTTTATCTGCACGGCCCTGGCGTTCAACGCCGTCAAGCGGTTCGTCGATGGGATGCCGCCGATCGAGCCGATGGTTCACGTCGTGTCCGACAGCGCGCTGTACGAGACCATCGTGGCGCAGCGGGACACGATCATTGCCCTCCGGCGCTGCATCGGGCAGCTCCGCGAGGGCGTCGAGTACCCCATCTGTACCCCCTAACGAGGAGGAGGCTGTGAAAACCGTTCGCAAGCACATGGAGATTGTGAAGGAACGCCAGCGCATCGCCGATTCGATCGCCTGTATCGGGCCGGGCAACACCTTCACGAGCACGCGCATCGCCGATCTCATGGGTCTGACGTTGGCCGCACACCGCGCCTTCGTGAGCCGGACCTGCCAGCGCATGGCCGACGACGGGATCCTGAGCATCGTCGGCGGCAACGGGAAGCTCCAGACCAAGCACTACCGGATCGCCTCGATGTCGGCCCTCCTGGCGCTGCTCCAGGAGGGGATCGACCAGGACCACCGCCCTCCAAGCCGTGAACAGCTCTCAGAGGAGGACCAGGCTGACTTGGCGTTGAAGGACCTGCCGATCATCCCGACCGAGGAGGCCGAGCCCGGGAGATGGAACATCCTTCGCCCGGGGCCTGTTCGGCACCTTGAGGGTGCCGCCAAAACGGCTGAGCGCCTCAGTATCCTGGAGGAGCAAGTAGGCCATCACGAGCGCGCCATCGAGCGCCTCTATCGCTACGCGAGAAGGCGGCCGTAACCAGGGCCAGGCCCGTAGCTCAGCCGGTGAGAGCGCCGGTCTTATAAGCCGGAGGTCGCGGGTTCAAGTCCCGCCGGGCCTACTTCAGCAGCGCAATGAGAATCCCCGCCACGGCGGCGGCCCAGGGCACGGCATCCATGAGCTGGAAGCCTTGCCCGGGTGCGTTCCGGAGGTCCAGGAGCAGGGAGTCCTGGCGCTCAGCTAGGTTCTCGGCGTTCAGCGCCCGGCGCGACATGGCTTCGAGCTGCCCGTGGACCGCCTGGACCCGCTCCTCGCAGGTCCCCAAGGCCGCTTCGCAGACCTCGACCTCGCGCTCCAGCGTGTCGATCACCGCCACGATCGGCGCTGCCTGGCTGTCGGGCATCGAGTTGAGCACGTCGTCGAGGTCCTGTAAGGCTCTCTGCCGGGCGCGGCGGAGGGAGGCCATCTCCTGTTCCATCCCGTCCTGAACGGCCGTCAGGGCCTGCTCTCGCTCACGTGCGACCCCTTCAGCGGCCACAAGGCTGTCGCGCACGACGCCCAGCAGCGAGTCCTTCTCGACCGCTACCCGTTCGGCCCGGGCTTCGAGGCGCCCCTGAACACGCGCGTTATGCACTTCGCGGCCCACCCAAGCAGCCACGAGGCCCAGCACAACGACGATCCAGCCGCCTTTGGATAGGAAGCTCACCATGGATCCCCCTGGAACGGGTCAGCGTAGCGAGTGATGTTGGGCGGCGACTTCCAGGGCCGCACCTTCACGAAGGCGTTCGCGGCCATCGCCGCCTCCTTGGAGGTTGTGCTGGAGCCCCCACCGGAGGACCCGATCGTCAGGACCTGGCCGTCGATGATCTTCCAGGCCAGCTCGACGTGGACGGCCTTCCCGTCGGAGCCCATACGGAACACGAGACAGCCCGGCCGGGGTGCGTCGATCGCCGGGAACGTCAAACGGAGGCCGTCGGCCGTGTAATCGCTACCCCTGGGGATCTTCCCGGCGGCCTTCAGGACCTCGACCATGAGCCCGCTGCAATCGAACCCTTCGGGATCGTCCCCGCCCCAGGAGTACCAGGTCCCCAGAAACTCCCAGGCGTACGCGAGCGCGATGTCCCGGCGGTTCACTTGGACCGCCAGGTCTTGAGCAGACTACCGATCGCCCCGACGAACCCGTCCATGTTCTCCATCACTTCCCCGCTGGCGGCGTGCGCGCCCCGGCCGAACAGCAGGAGGCCCCCGAGGAACACGACGCCCCCGAGGAGGACCACCATGAGCCCGGGCTCCTGCTTCAGAATGAAGTAGCTCAGCACCGGGAAGGCGAACCCAGCCAGACAGACCAGGCCCCCGAGGAACATGGCCGCGATCCCGGTCCTGGTGGCGGCGGCCTTCTTCAGCGCCCGGTCAGCCGGGATCTCCGGCCGCTTGGCCATGACCTTCGTGGCCATCGCCTGAATCTTCTGCTCCGACATGTCAGTCCTCCCGGTCCAGCCGTGAAGGGATGATCGGCGGGTGTCGCATCCCGCACGCAGTCTCCACGCGAATCAGTCGCTCGCGCAGCTCGGCGGCCTCCCGCTCGCACTTCTCGATCGTCCGCAGGATCCGCCGAAGGAAGAACACGAGGGCGCCCGTAAGGCCCAGAACGATCCACTGGAGGACCGCACGTTCGTCGATGAGATGCTGGCTCTCCTGAACCGCCAGCACGAAGTTAAGGGCGACGGTGCTCCCGACCAAGGTCAAGGGCAACCCGCCGAACGGCGTCTGACCACGCTCACTCATTGCCTGGCACCTGAATCTGCTGCATCCGGTTCACATTGATCCCGAACAGCCGGGCAGCATCGGCCAGGGGGACGCGCCGCAGGGCCTGACGATCGGCCCGCACGTTGTTCTCGATCATCTCGCGCTGCATCTCGCGCTGGATGTCGTCGAGGCTTCGGTTGCGGAAGCGTTCGTCCTCGGACTCCTGGAGCATCTCGGCGGCCACGCGCGTATCGGTCGTGTAGGCCGGGCTCTCGATCAGACTCTGGAGCCGGAGCTGCAAGCTGCGCCCCCAGATCCGGCGCCGGAGGTCGTAGGTCTGATCGTTCTCCCCGGGATCCCGCTTCAGGTCGATGAGCGCCGCCCCGACCCGGACAACCTCCTGGACCAGCGGATCCTCCGAGGGCGTGCGCGAGCGGAACGGATCGAGGACCGCCGCGATGAACCCGGGCTCCCGCTTCGCGACCTCCCCGAGCTGATTGATCTTGGGCGGCAGCGTCCGGCTCGCGAACGGCACCGAGACCTTGTAGGCGCCCCACAGCGTGTCGTATTCGCGCACCGTCGGGTCGAGCCAGTAGGCGAACCGCCGGATGATGTTGGGCACCGTGCTCGACGCGAAGCTCAGGCCGTAGCGTTGCGCGGCCCCGGGCTCGCCCGAGAGCGCGTCGATGGCCTGGCGGAGCCCGAACAGGAACGTCTGCTCGGTCACGGTCTGCCCGATCGAGGCACCGACCTCCATGGCCCGGCCGCCCCAGCTCAGCTCCGGATCCTGCGACACCTTGTAGAGATGGCCCCCGAACACCAGCATGTTGCCGACCGGGCTCAGGCGCTCCAGGCTCCGCCACCGAGGCGGCCCATCGAGCACCGGCATGAGCACGCTGTTCGGCTGGATGCCCGCCAGCATCCAGGTGTCCCCTTCGCTCGGACTGGTCGGGAACCCGGCCGTCAGGAGATGCTCGCTGGCCAGATGGAACCCGTACCAAATCACCGGGATCCCGATGGACATACGGCCGATGCGCTCGGCGATGTTCTTCTGGAGCTTCGTCGAGTACAGCGTGGCCTCCTGGAGCTTCCGCTGCTGGGCTGTGCCCTTGAGCCCCTTGGCCAGCGCCTCGTTGAGCGCCCGCTGCTGCCCCTTCATCTCCCGGACCCACTTGTAGAGCCGGAAGGCGTCGGCCGTCGTCGAGATCATCCCGATCGGCGTGGCATCGAGCACGCGCGCCACGACGTTCACGGGTGTCCGGGTGAACGGCAGGACCCCCTCGGCCATGAGCCCGGCGGCCATCTGCCCGGGGATCCGCACGCCACCGATCTCGTAGACGCCCTTGGCCGCCTTCCCCTTGGCGCCCACGACGACATCGCCCAGCAGGTTCCGGTTCGTGAAGCTCGTGATCCGCCCGTCCCAGATGGCCTGCATCGTCATTTCGTCCGTCGGGTTCCGGAACCACTCCTCGATCGACTTCGAGGGATCCGCCTTGTGCGCGAGGCGGGCCTGCTCCCAGAGGCTCCGCTTCATCCCCATCGTCGTGAAGATTTGGTCGGCGGCCCCGAGCGAGCGGAACACGGACTTCGTGTAGACGTCCAGGAACCAGTTGTCGAAGTCGATCTCCCGGTAGGCGTCGAGCTTCGCGAGCGCGTCGTCCAGCTCCAGGCCCTCCAGGATCTTCAGCGCCTTGCGGGTGCCCTCGACCATCCCCTCGGCTTGCGCGCCGAACAGTCCACGCACGCTCGGGCTCTTGGTCTCCAGGCCCGTGAACACGCGCAGCAGCCGATCGGCCACGAACGCCGGGACGTCCTTGACGGTCTCCATCGCCAGGTTCGAGGTCGTCGAGATGATGTTCGCCGCGTGGGTGGGCGGCGCGCTCAACAGTCCGGCCTTCCAGATGGTCGCCAGCTTCTCGCCGACGGTGGCCTCCCGGAGCGAGGCGACGTACTTCGCCAGGCCCAGCTTGTCGCCCGCGTGGATATACTGCATGATGTCGAAGCGGATCTCCGCCGTGAGCGGCTTCGGCCCGAGCATCTTCGAGGCGCGCATCATCCAATGGATCGGATCCATCGTCATGTTCGCGACGATCTTCATGCTGTTCAGGTCGCGCCCAAACCCGGTCCGCTTGATCGCAAACTTCGTCAGGAGGCTCTCATTCTGAATGTCCATCGCGTTCCAGGCCGTCCGGAGCACGCCGAGCTGCTCCGTCGTCAGCACATCTTCCTCGATTGTCGGATGAGCGGCCCGCTGGATCGCCTCGTCGATGCGCTTCATGGCCTCCATGTTCTGCTGCACGATCTCCCGGATGGCCAGCATGTCGTAGCGGGTGAGATCGTCGATCGCTTTGGCGTCGATGTCCTCTGGGCTGACGCCGATCTGCCTGGCGATCCGCCGGACCTCCGCGTGGGTCTCGATGCCCTTGTCCGGGATGTCCCCGCGCTGGCGGAGGCGATCGACGGTGCGAAGCAGGCGATCCTCCCCTTCGGGATCGAGCGCAAACTTCGCGATGTTCACGTACTCCTCGGGATCGAGCTGGTAGGCGGCCCGAGCCGCTTCGGACACGGCTTCTTCTTCACGCAGGTCCAGCTTCGGCACCGCTCCCGTCTGGGCCGCGCGTGCCTCCGCCTGGTCAATCGCCACGTCGGCGGCCTTCTTCGCCTCCTGAACGCGCTCCCACGCCGGGGTGCCCTCGCGCAACCGTGGCTTCCGTGGAGCGCGCGGACGGCGCCCGCGCGTCACGTACCGGGCCGCAACCGTACCAGCGCCCACGACGGCACCCGTGATCGCGCCCTTGACGGCCCCGAGCACCGGGTGATCTTCGTCTGTGACCGCACCCACCCCAGCCCCTACGCCAGCACCGGCAATCGGCGCGAGGACATCGGCAGTAGTCTGTCCCGCCTGACCAAGTGAGCCGAAGGGCTGGCGTGCCAGGTCGGCCTCAACCGGGAACGGCTTGTCGATTGCCCCGTCACTGTACTTGCCGAGCGCAATCTTGATCTGATCGGGCTCGAAGGCGATCCAATGGGTGGCATCGTACCCGCCCGTCGTGTGCGGATCCCAGATGCCGTCGTACCCGAGGTCCTGGGCGATCTTCACGGCCTTCTCGTGGATCGTCGTCGTCCAGTCACGACTGCCGGACTCGACGTCATCGAGGAACAGCGCCGCCCACTCGCGGAAGCTCATGCGCTCCTTGTCCCAGAACCCGCCGTACGCTCCGGTGCCGCGCGTCCGATCGTAGCGCATCGCGCTCCGCACGGCGTCGATGAAGTCCTGTGGGGGCGAGGAGGAGATGATCGGGTTCTCGATCTTGAGGAACGCTGGCGTCACCGCCGGGCTCGCCATGTGCGGATCCGTGAACCGGAACGGGATCCCCGCTTCCTTCAGGATCAGCCCGAAGGCGCCCTCGACGTTAATGAGCGTCCCACCGTTGAGCCAGATTTCCTTCGCGGCCTTCAGCCAATTCCCCCGGGCCTCCCGGACGTAGAACGCCCACGAGTCGATGCCGCCGATGATCGACTCGCCGGGCTCACCGAACGCGATGTGGAACGTGTCAGGTTCCGGTGGGCCTCCTTCTGGACGCTGCCGCATCCAGTCGTACGTCCGTGTGCCCCTGGGCACACCCTCGCCCACGTCATCGGGGATGTAGGCACGCAGTAGCGTGTCGATCAGCCGCTCCCGCTGATCCTGGGGCAAGTGCCACCAGGCTTGATCGAGGTTCGGCTGTTTCATCCGCCGGTCTGGGCGGCCCTCTTTCGTGGTGTAGACCGGGATCTCGAAGTAGTCCTCGTATCCGGTGAAGCCGCGATTCGGGTCATGTTTCGAGATGGCGTAATTCCCGGCGATCGTCGGATCCTCGGTGAAGTAGAAGCGGCCCGAGGTCATCCGGCCCTTCCGGAGCTGCCCCTTGATGTACTCGCCCTGGTTGTCGCCTCGGAACACGACGCGCGTGGACTTCGACTTCTCCATGAACCGGGTCAGCTCATCGGCCGCGCCGGACATCCCCGCCCGGCGCAGCAGGGTGGCGTGCTCCGCCCAGGTGCGTTCCGCCATCGGGACGGCGGTGCGGGCCAGCCGCAACCTGGCGAGCCTGGCAAGCCTGGCGAGCCGTGCCATCCGCAGCGGGATGCCGCGCCCGGCGGCCACGCCGATCCCTGCAAACGCCATGGCCTTCCGGACGAAGGTTTCGTCCTCGCGCTCCAGCGCGGTCTCGCCACCGAGGTTGCCGCCGCCCTGCTGGAACCACAGCGCCAGCGCCCCGAGCGTGAGCCCGCGCTCCACGAGCTGCTTCCGTAGCTCGCCGTCGATCTTGATGCCCAACGTCGGACGCGAGGTCGCCTCCTCCTCGAAGTCGATCGTGCCGCCTACGGCGTCCGCCAGGCGCTCCTGACGGCTCGGGCCTCCGTAGGCTTGCGTCGAAAAGTCGCGCCCAGCCCTGACGGCCAGCTCGTTGAAGTCCGTCACCCCGTCGTCGAGGGCCATGGATAGGTCGTTCAGGCGAGCCAGCCGCTCGTAGGCGATATGAAACTCGCGGAGCGCCAGCATGGCCTCGGCAATCTTCCGGTAGTCCTCCAGCTCAAGGAGGAGATTGGCCAAATCCTCATCGGTCGGCATCCGATACGTGTGCTCGCCGGAGCGCACCATCCAGTCGCGCGGAAGGCTATCCATGCGCGCGATCGACACCCGCGTTTCCCCGTCCGGGTTCAGCGTATCGAAGATCCGGCGGTTCTCCGGGAAGGTCTCCGGATTGCCTCGCTCGAACGGCTCGGGAATCGCATCTCCGGCCGCTACATCGTCCGGTTGGGGCTCGCGGCGCGGTGGCGTGTAGCCTGGGTCCTGCCAGTTGCGGTAATTCTCGATCTGTTCGCGGAGCAGGTCGATCCTCCTCAGACCGGCCCGGATGTCGTCGGCATCCTCGCTGTTCACGAGGGACGCGAGGGAGCGCGAGTCCGAATCCACCACCCCAGCAGCGCCAAGGCGCGTGATGCTTTCGTCCCCACGGAACGCGCGCAGATGGTCAAGGAAGCCGAAGTTTGCCCGGAGGGTATTCCGCTTCCTGGTCAGGTCTCGGTGGGTGGACGCTACCCAATTATTGACCTCCTGGCGGAGCCCGGCCCAGCGACCTCCCGGCGACTGCTGGGCTTGCTGGAAGTCGAGGAGGCGCTGGAACGTGGCTTCGTCAAGCGGTGGGCGCTCCCCGCGCTGCGCCATGGCGTAGTAGGTCGGCCAGTCCAGCGGGATCTGTCGGTCTACGAGTAGACCGGGACGGAGCTGCTCACGGTACAGCCGGGGCTCCTGGATGAGCGTCTGGGCGTAGATGTCGCGGCTGAACGCTTTATCGACCGTCCCAGCAGGCAAATACGTGCCGCGCAGTCCGGCCGGGGTCATGTAGTAGGCGTACTCCGGAAGCAACCGCAGGAGGCGATCGGCTTCCCCAGCCGCCTCCAGCTCAATCTGCGTCACATGCTCCGGCGTGATGTCCGGCCCGTGATACACCGGCTTCCGGACCTTGCCCTTGAAGTCGTCGATGGAGATGACTTGGACTTTCGGGCGCAGCTTCTTCGGGATGCCCAGCTCCTTCCAGATCCGGTCCCACACGCGCGGGAACATCCGATCGTACTGCTCCGGGAACCCCTGGTCGCCCACCGACAACGCTGCCCCGGTGATCGAGCCCCGTCGCTCTCCACGCGCGATCGCCTCCTGAATCGCCGTCGTGATCTTCCCGCCCGGGAGCACGGCCGAGGCCGGGATGGCACTATTGCCGAAGGCGCTCCGGATCTGCGGTCCGGACATCGCGATTTGGACAGTCCCACGCTTCGGACGGATCCGGATGAAGGAGCGCCCCGGCGGCCCGTAGGCGGCGCTCCACTCCGTGTCGCCCCTACCTTCGACGGTCCGGACCAGCTCCCATTCGATTTCGTCGATCTGTTCGTGCAGGGTCTGACTCCAACGGTCGGCCTGCATCTTCCCGGTCGTCCACGAGATCCAGGTGTTGCCGCTCTCGATGGCGTCAGCAAGCATCCGCTTCGCCGACAGCTCCAGCCACTCATCCGGCTTCTGGAACGGCATGTCCGGAGGGACGCCAGCGGCCTTCAGGCGGTCTTGCTCAACGAGGCGCTCGACGATCTCCTGGATTTCTCTCCACGTGCCGTACGGCTCGATCTGGAACGATCGCATCGGCACGTAGCCCCGCTGGCCCGTCACCGGATCGGTTGCGTGGATGACCGGGAAGCTCGTGACGCCCCAGCCTGGCGTGACAGACGGGTGGTCCTCGGCGGCGCTCTCGCTGAAGCGATCGGCATAGGACGTGCGTGTACGCATCGCTTCGCCCACCGCTTCGTCCCATAGCTCATCGCCCTCGCGCACGATCTGATTGATGACAAGCGGGCGACCGGATCCCGTCGCGCGCATCTGGAGTTGGCGGCTCGTTTCCGGGAGCTGCCACCGCGCCATCCTCGGTCCGACTTGGATGATGGGGTGGTCCTCGAAGAATCCGTACGCCAGCACCTGAGACCCCGGCGTCCACCGCTCCAGAATCTCATCTTTCAGCTTGTCAATGAACCACGCTTCGATCTTATCGGGGCTCTCGTTGAAGAAGTCGATGTCCTCGGTGTTGTACGGCAGCTCCTCGATCAGCTTCCGCAGTCGCGCCTTGATCGTCGGATCCCAGCCAGCCGCCGTCCGTGCTACGAGCCCGCGTTCCGCCGCACGGCGCTCCATAATGCCCTTGGCGAGATCGTTGTCCAGGAAGGCGACGATGCCGTCGGCCCCCTGCTCGGCGTCGTACGGGTCCGGCATACTGATCTGATCGCTCGTAGCGCCCTGGCGTGCAATGGCGGCGTAGTCCGACTGCGCTTCCTCCATGAAGCTGACGCCTTCGACCAGCGGGACCTCCTTCTCCTCGATCCGCTGGGGACGCTTGAACGGCATCCCCTCCTGGACGCCCAGCTCATTCAGCCTCGCGTTCGCCTCGGCGGCCGTCTGGAAGCCTTCGACGCGCTCGTTAGCATTGTCGAAGTAGCGAATCAGCCACTGACCGTTCGCCCGGTTGAAATGCTCGATCGACTTTTCGGCCTCGCCGCGATCATTGTACCATAGCGCACTGTGCTCCGAGCCGTCGTCCATTTGACTCACAGCCCGGTATAGCTTCTGACGCACCCCCTCGGTCGAGAGCTTCCGGTCGGTGATCCGGAGATGGAGGATGTTGTTCGCCATGCCAGCCCAATGGCCCTTCGGATCCTTGAAGCCGGGCGACTCGCTGGAGAGTTGGCGGAGGGCCAAGGCCACTGCCTGCTCCGGGCTCGCGCCCTGCGACATAAGCACCCCGGAGGGCGCGCGGACGGCCCAGGACTTATCGTACCCTTCCACCCGGTAGCCCTGCGGCAGCACGAAGCCCTCGGCGGCGTAGCGGCCGAGCCGGTGGCCATCGAGCACGATGATGACCTCGCGGTAGGCTTCTTCGTCGGGCTGGGGATCCTCGACGTAATCCTGCCATTGCGTGCCGCGCACACCCTCCGGCACGTCCGGATCGTCCTCGCTCACGAGGTTCTCGTAGTAATTCTCCGGGTACTGCACCCGGTCGTCGTGCTCTTGCAGGACCTCGATAATGTGTTCGCGATTCTGGATGATGTCGTCGTACTCACCGAGCATGTCATCGCTGGCGATCGTCGTCGTGTAATGTGTTTCGTACAAGCCGATGACTTCGCCCTGCTCGGACTGGTCCAGATCGTTCCAGTCCGGCAACTCGTTGTCCGGAATCTCATCGAGATCGCGGTCGAGCTGGCCCCAGCCGATGTGCTCCAGCTCATCGCGTTTCTCGCCGGGATCCAGGCCGTCGTACCAATTCTCGACATCCTCGGGGCTCTCGATTCCGTTCTGGCGGAGCCGCTCGATCCGTTCGTTGACCAGCTCGTCCACATAATGCTGCGCGTACATGTCGTGCGGGTTCCAATGCCGGAGCACCGTGTTGGTGTCGTCGTGGTTCAGCGGCAGCGCGGACGCGACCCATTCATCGGAGAGTTCCCGCGCCTCCTCCACGGTCGTCCGCTCGTAGTCGGCCTCGTACGGCCGCTCGGCCAACACAAACTCCGAGAGCGGGATCCCGCGATCCTGCGCGAGCGTTAGGATGTCCTCCTTCCGGATGGTCTTGGATTCCCCGAGCGCCTGTTCGCGCAACCACTGCCCCATCGGTTCCATCTCGCGCTCGACCGTGGCGCCCGCGAGGGGGTCAGCCGACTGTGCGGCCCGGACCTCCTCCCAGGCTTCGTACCATTGCCGTGCCGTGTAGACTGGTCCGCCGCCGTGCTTCTCACGCACAGCCCGCGCGACCTCCTTGACACGGCCTTCGCGTGCTAGCTCCGTGATGGCGGGAGCCACCGTCCGGCGATGCGCCTCCCGCAACACGTCACCGTAGACCAACTTGGTCTCCAGGCGTCCCCGGCTTGCGTCCCGCAGCAACGGGCCGAGGCCGGTGTACTCGACCTCCCATTGCGCCACGTTCTCGCGCAGCACGGCGAGCCACTGGTCCGGCGTTCCCTTCTCGAACGGCGCGTCGGCGATGTTGCGCTGCAAGCGGCTCCACCAATGAACCCCCTCGCCCAGCCTGGTCCGCATGGCGCGGGTGGCCGCCGAGCGCATGGCCGAGCTGAACGCAGCGCCACCCGCGCTGCCCGTCACCGCCATCGCGGCAATCAGCGGGATCTGATCGTTGTCGTCCTTGGGGATGATCGCGGCGATCCCTGCGCCAGCCGTGGCGCCCGCGAGGGGACGGATGATCGCCTGCTTGCGCGCGTAGGACCGCGCTCGGGCCAGAACCGGGGCCAGCGTGGCCGGGCGCTCAGCCTCACCCCAGAGGGCCAGATTGGCCCGGATCCGCTGCTCGTTGCGGACATGCCAGGGGAACCCGCCACGGAACGCCGCTTCCGCATTGGCGCGCATGGCCGCCATCTCCGGTGTTCGCATGTGCAGCGCGAAGGACAGCGGCCCGGAGATGGCCTCCCCGAAGCCGATCTCGAAGGCCACGCGCGACACCGGGTTCTCGGCAATCTTCTGGAGGCGCTCGTTGTGGAACAACTCGCCGAAGGCCCCGGCCGTACTCTCCTCGGGACGGCTGAGCGCAATCAGCCCGTCGATCGGCGCCCCGAACAGGAAGTCCTGGACGACGGCGCCCCGGCGGCTGAGCGGCATGGACACCCGCATGAGCTGTCGAGTGACCGCACCGATCTGCGCGCCCCGCGCGATCCGTCCGGCATGGGCCAAGGCGATCCGGTGCGCCGCCGCGCCCGGCGCCATATACAGGGTCATCTCGCTCCCCATCCGGCCCACGAGATAACCTGCGAATCCGGCGGGGGTCGAGGGATCCCCGTAGTACGCCTCGATCTGGGCGCGCGTGCGCCCGCTTGGTTTGAGGCGCTCCGTCACAAGTGCCGCGTCGATGTCGGCCAGGCCGTTGTGCCGCAGCGCGCCACCGACCAGCATCGAGCCGAGCGTCTGGATGCCCTCGCCGATCGTGACGCCGGTCTCGGCCAGGCCGCGTAGCGCCTGACGCTTCAGGTCCTCGCGGCCTTCGGGTGTCTTGAGCGATTCGCGGAGCGCCACTTCCATCGCCGACAGGACATTGCTCACTTGCTGGGTCCGAGTCAGCACCGGGGCGGCAGGCTCGACCACGAGGGTTTGATCGGCTGGTGTCCGCTGAACGCGCTGGCTATGCCGGAGCACGTTCATCACAGCCTGGGCGCCCTCGGTGTTGACCCCAGCCTGCTGCATGTCGCTCAACAGCTTCAGCTCATCGTCGGTCGGCTTGGCCAGGGGAACCGGATCGCCACGCTCCTCGGCAGCTTGCCGTCGGAACAACTCCTCGCGCGAGGTCGTCGTCGGGTAGATGATCGGGCTGACGGCCGACTCGACCGCTGGGCCTGGCCCGAGGGCCTCCCGGGCCTGCTGCATCCGATCGGCAAGGAACGCGCGCTGCGCGAGCTGTGTAGCCTGCTGGGCGCGATCGGTGGGCTTCTGGGCTTCCTGGGCCTTCTTGGCCTCCTCCAGCATCCGCTTGCGGCGGGTGGAGGCTCCCTCGGGACGCGCGGAGGTTCCCATCGCTACCTCCGGCGGACGGCTGGGGTGCCCTGACTCCTGGTTCGCTCAGTCACGAGTTTGTCTACCTGTTCGGACGTGAATCCGGCGCCGAGCAGGATCGACTTGCGCTCGGCGGCCGTAAAGGGTGGCGTAATGTCCGGGTTCGAGATGACCTCCAGGGCCTTCTCGATCGTGAGTCCCCGGACCGCTTCAGAGATCGAGCCCAGCTCGGCATCGGCTTCGCTGATGCCCTGGCCCTCCCGGGCGCCTTGCTGCATCGTGTCTATCTTCGGGGGCTGGTAGCCCCCACCTTCGGGCTCCTCGGTGTCGAGCGCGGGGAGGTCCACCCCTTCGGGTAGCTCACCACCACCCAGGCCCTGCATGATCCGGTTCGCGATGATCGAGTCCTGGACGAAGCTCGGATCGTAGCCCCGGGTCAGGGATTCGCGCTGCGCTCCACGCTGCTCCTCGGTCCGGACCTGCGCGAGCACGAGCGGGTTCGTGCTCCGCTGCATTTTCGCGATGTCCGACGTCGCCCGCCCCTCGGCCTGGTAATACCGATTCGCGGCGCGCTCCTCCCGGCGCTGCTGCACGCGATCGGGTGTGTCCTCCTCGCCGATCATATTCAACAGCGTGCCCGGGGCGCGCGATGCCGTCCGAGGATCGTCCCGGATGAATTGGGCAATCTGCGGATAGTCGTCCTCGATCGCGGTCGCCAGGGCCTCCAGGTTCGGTTCTGGCTCCTCCACGCCTCGCGCGCCCCCACCCTCGTAGTAGGCGGCCTGGGCGTAGTTGCGGGCCTCCTGGGAGCCCCAGAGGCCGATCTGGGCCGCTGTCCGCTGGCTCTCGATCTGCTGCTCGTGGGCCTGCGCCATGAT